GCATTAGCATAAAGTCCCGCACTTACGGCTTTACTATCTGCTGTATTAGCCACACCAAATGCACCGTTAGCATAACTGGAAGCTGAATTAGCTACCTCAAATGCAGCATTAGCATGTGGTCTAGCATAGTTGTCAACTGAACCACTTGAGATTGTATTAGCTAAAGCAAACGCAGCATTAGCATAAATGCCAGCTGTTACAGCTTTACCATCAGCAGTCGCAGCATTAGTTGTGGCAGTGTTTGCTTGGCCATAAGCTGAATTAGCATAACCAGAAGAACTATTAGCTGCCTCAAATGCTGCGTTAGAATAACTACCAGCTGATACTGCTTTACTATCTGCTGTATTTGCTGCATTAAAAGCAGAATTAGTATAATTAATTGGATCATATCCACGAATTGATATTACATCCGTAACAATATTCGCAGTTAAATTGGCAACTCTAAAAGTAGAATTAGCAACATCAATTACATTATTCGGTGTTAGTGTATCGAAACTGGCATCTTCGTAATTGTAAAACAAATAATAACGACCATCGGTAGCATCACGGAATAAACCAGTATGTTTCTGAGTTACTCCAGCATCAGTACTATAATGTCCAAAAAACCCGATATCAATTGCATCAGATTCATTATTAGCAGCTAACTGAATTAAAGAATCATCTATTTTTATACTAGAGACTGCAATTGAGGTTGCATTGCCAAATACTGTTAAATTGCCAGTAATACTTAAATCGCCAGAGATTGTGCCGCCAGTATTTGATACGTTATTATTCGCAGTATTAAATGCTGAGTTGGCATAACTACCCGCTGTTACAGCTTTGCTGTCAGCAGTGGCCGCATTAGTAGTTGCAGTATTAGCTGCACCAAATGCTGAATTGGCATAACCAGAAGCACTGTTAGCTACATCAAAGGCAGCATTAGCATGAGGTCTGGCATAAGCATCAACAGAACCACTCGAAACTGCATTAGCTAAAGCAAAGGCAGCATTAGCATAAAGTCCTGCTGAGTTGGCTGCACCAAATGAAGGATTAACATCAGAAGAAAATACTAATACATCAATATTATCACTTAACTTTGGCGCTTCAGAAAATATAACATTTGCAGCAGATAAACTATAAGAAGATTTTAATTGAGTGACACCTTCTATAGTAATTAAAGTATAATCTTCATTTGCAGGAGTTGTTGATAATTGAAAAGTTGTACAAGAACCCGTTCCAACAAAAGTGTCATTTTTAACACTCAATATAAAATTACCATTTGCCGCTACAGCTGAAGCTAAGTCATAAGCAGAATTTGCTTTTGTAAATGATGAGTTAGCATAACTGCCAGCTGTTACAGCTTTACTGTCAGATGTATTCGCTGCGCCAAATGCTGAATTAGCATAACTAGATGCACTATTGGCAGCATCTCTAACCCAAGTATCTACCGCATTATTGGCAGCTGCAAAAGCACTATTAGCATAACTGCCAGCTGTTACTGCTTTACCATCAGCAGTTGCAGCATTGGTGTTTGCGGTGTTTGCTTGACCATAGGCTGAGTTAGCGTAATTACCAGCTGTTACAGCTTTACCGTCAGCAGTATTAGCTGCACTGAAGGATGAGTTAGCATAGTCTCCTGCCGTTACTGCTTTACTGTCAGCAGTGGCCGCATTGGTAGTTGCTGTATTTGCTTGTCCATATGCTGAATTGGCATATGATCCTGATGTTATTGCTTTATCGTCAGCAGTATTAGCTGCACTGTACGCACCATTAGCATACAATCCAGCTGTTACTGCTTTACCGTCAGCAGTAGCAGCATTCGTAGTTGCTGTATTAGCCTGACCATAAGCTGAGTTAGCGTAATTACCAGATGTTACTGCTTTAGAGTCAGCAGTATTAGCTGCACCAAATGCAGAGTTAGCATAACTTGATCCACTATTAGCAGTATTGAATGCAGCATTAGCATGTGGTCTAGCATAATTATCAACCGAACCACTTGATACTGTATTAGCTAAAGCAAAGGCTGCATTAGCATAACTGCCAGCTGTTACAGCTTTAGTATCGGCCGTAGCAGCATTCGTAGTTGCTGTATTTGCTTGACCATAAGCAGAGTTAGCATACGATCCAGCTGTTACAGCTTTACTGTCTGATGTATTAGCAGCACCAAATGCCGAGTTAGCATAGTTACCTACTGTAGTTATTTTACTATCAGCGGAGTTAGCAGTTGCAAATGCCGAGTTGGCATATTGTTCAGATATTTGAGAAGCTACATTTGAATATGATACACCATCATTACTGAACTGCCAATATTTTGCACTTTCATTCCATCTTAATTGTACAGGTACTTCATCACCTCGGATAACCCTTATGCCACCATTTTCAGTAGGAGTACCGGTAACAAAATTACTGTTAAGATCAATTAAATTATCAGCTATAGTTACAATTTCTGTATCTACTATCGTTCTAGTTCCACTTACCGTTAAATTACCAGTAACGACAATATCTCCTGTAATAGTACCACCAGAAGATGAGAATTTAGTATTAGAAGAACTAAATGCGGAGTTAGCATATGAACCAGCACTTGTTGCTTTATCATCAGCAGTTGCAGCATTAGTCGTAGCAGTGTTTGCTTGAGTATAAGCTGAATTAGCATATGAACCAGCACTTGTTGCTTTACCATCAGCAGTTGCAGCATTAGTCGTAGCAGTATTTGCTTGAGTATAAGCCGAGTTAGCGTAATTACCAGCACTTACTGCTTTACTATCGGCCGTGTTAGCAGAAGCAAATGCACCGTTAGCATAACTGGAAGCTGAATTAGCTACCTCAAATGCTGCGTTAGCATGTGGTCTAGCGTAGTTATCAACCGATCCACTTGATACTGTGTTAGCTAAAGCAAAGGCTGCATTAGCATAATTACCAGATGTTACAGCTTTACTATCAGCAGTATTGGATGTTAAAAATGCTGAATTAGCATAACTCGAACCACTATTCGCAGTATTAAATGCACCATTAGCATAGTCACTTGCTGATACAGCTTTAGAATCGGCAGTAGCAGCATTAGTGATTGCGGTGTTAGCTTGACCGTAAGCAGAGTTAGCATATTCTCCAGCACTTACTGCTTTACTGTCAGCAGTAGCAGCATTTGTTGTGGCGGTGTTAGAAGAACTAAATGCTGAATTAGCATAACTGCCAGCACTTATCGCTTTACTGTCAGCAGTAGCCGCATTGGTAGTTGCGGTATTAGCCTGACCGTAAGCCGAATTAGCATAAACAGAGGAACTATTAGCTACCTCAAATGCTGCATTAGCATGAGGTCTAGCATAGTTGTCAACTGAACCACTTAAAACAGTATTCGCAGCAGCAAAAGCACTATTAGCATAACTGCCAGCTGTTACTGCTTTACCATCAGCTGTAGCAGCATTTGCAGTAGCTGTATTAGCAGTACCAAAAGCGGAATTAGCATAACTGCCAGCTGTTACTGCTTTACTGTCTACTGTATTAGCAGTACCAAAGGCTGAGTTAGCATAACTTTCTACTGATTGTGAAGCTATGTTATTATAATTAGATCCATCAACAGTAAATTGCCATTGATCTACAGTTTCATTCCATCTCAATTGTACGGGCAACTCATCACCGCGTATAATTCTTATACCGGCATTTTCAGTAGGTGCTCCCGATGTAAAGTTACTATTGAGGTCAATTAGATTGTCAGCAAGATTTAATGTCTCAGTATTAATAATAGTCTGAGTTCCACTTACTGTCAAATTACCAGTAACAACAACATCTCCTGTAATAGTACCACCAGAGGAAGAATATTTGTTATTGGCAGCACTAAATGCTGAGTTAGCATAGCTACCAGATGTTACTGCTTTACTATCGGCCGTGTTAGCAGAAGCAAATGCATTGTTAGCATAACTGGAAGCTGAATTAGCTACCTCAAATGCAGCATTAGCATGAGGTCTAGCATAGTTATCAATTGCACCAGAAGATATAGTATTAGCTAAAGCATAGGCTGCATTAGCATATAATCCAGATGTTACAGCCTTAGCGTCTGCGGTGTTTGCAGAACCAAATGCTGAGTTAGCGTAATTACCAGCTGTTACAGCTTTACTATCAGCAGTATTAGCTGCACCAAAAGATGAGTTAGCATATTCTCCAGCACTTACTGCTTTACTGTCAGCAGTGGCCGCATTAGTAGTAGCTGTATTAGCCTGAACATATGCCGAATTAGCATACGATCCAGCTGTTACAGCTTTACCATCAGCAGTGTTAGCAACATCAAATGCTGCGTTAGCATAATTACCAGCACTAACAGCCTTACTATCGGCCGTAGCCGCATTAGTTGTGGCTGTATTAGCCTGACCAAAGGCAGCATTAGCATATGATCCAGCGTTTACTGCTTTAGTATCCGCTGTATTGGCAGCACCAAATGCTGAGTTAGCGTATGATCCAGATGTTGATACTTTATCATCAACAGTATTAGCTGTTGCAAATGCTGAGTTAGCGTATGATCCAGATGTTACAGCTTTACCGTCAGCAGTATTAGCTGCACTGAAGGATGAGTTAGCATAACTGCCAGCTGTTACTGCTTTACCATCAGCTGTAGCAGCATTTGTAGTTGCGGTATTTGCTTGAGTATAAGCAGAGTTAGCATAACTGCCAGCAGAAATAGAATTGACATTTGCTGTGTTGGCAATACCAAACGCTGAATTAGCGTAATTACCAGCATCTACAGCTTTAGTATCGGCCGTAGCAGCATTAGTTGTGGCAGTGTTTGCTTGACCATAAGCAGAGTTAGCATAAGAACCAGCCGTAACAGCTTTACTGTCTGATGTATTGGCTGCTAAAAATGCAGAATTAGAATAAGAAGAACTACTGTTAGCTACCTCAAATGCAGCGTTAGCATGTGGTCTAGCATAATTATCGATTGCACCAGAGGATACAGTATTAGCTAAAGCGTAGGCTGAATTAGCATATAATCCAGATGTTACAGCCTTACTGTCGGCTGTATTGGCAGCACTAAATGCTGAGTTAGCATAAGAACCTGAAGAATTTGCAGCACTAAATGCTGAGTTAGCTTCAGTTTTAACTTTATTAAGTTGATTGGAAGTAGACTGATTGCCAATATAAGAATATGTCATGTTAGCTTATTTCTAATACGCTTAAGATTACATCTAAAGAAGAAGATGTATCTGATTGAACTTTAATTAAGTCACCAGACTCTAAAACCAATTTTTGATCTCCTCCAATAGGAACTAATGCACTACCAGGTTCTATCAATGCACTTTTAACTAAGAAATAATCTGTTCCGGAAGAAGTAACAAAAACATTTGCTTTTACATCTGCCTGAGTAACATTCGCAACACTCATACCTATAACGGTGGCTTGAACACCAGTAGCAGTATAAATTGTGTCTGAAGTTTGACCTACACTTTGTGAAAAACTATTTTTAAACGTATTTGCCATTTATTTTCCTCAATAAACAATATTTATCCTAGTGCAATGGCAAAGGCTAAAGCGTCGGATATAGCAGTATTTGCTGCAGAGTAAGATGCATTTGCATGAGTATAAACAGTATTTGTATAATTAATTGGATCATATCCACGAATTGATATTACATCTGTAATGACGTTTGCAGTTAAATTAGCAACTCTAAAAGTAGAATTAGCAACATCAATTACATTATTCGGCGATAGAGTTTCGAAACTAGGATCTTCATAATTGTAAAATAGATAATAACGACCATCATTAGCGTCACGGAATAAACCAGTATGTTTTTTAGACACGCCAGCATCTGGGCTATAATGACCAAAGAAACCTATATCAATCGTATCGGACGATTCATTATTAGCAGCTAATTGAATTAAAGAATCATCTATTTTTATACTTGAAACAGCTATAGAAGTAGCATTACCTAATACCGTCAAATTACCAGTAACACTTAAATCACCAGAGATTGTGCCTCCTGATGTGCTTAACTTAGTATTAGCAACACCAAATGCACTATTGGCATAGCTACCAGCTGTTACAGCTTTAGAGTCGGCAGTATTTGCAGCATCAAAAGATGAATTAGCATGTGTAAATGCTGCATTAACATGTGGTCTAGCGTAGTTATCAATTGCGCCAGAAGATATAGTATTAGCTAAAGCATAAGCTGAATTAGCGTAACTGCCTGCACTTATAGCATTACTGTTGGCCGTATTGGCAGAACTGAATGCTGCATTAGCATAACTTTCTGCTGATTGTGAAGCAATATTACTATAATTTAATCCATCATTTGTAAACGACCAACTATCATTCGTTTCATTCCATAAAATTAATGTTGGATTTAAATCTCCACGCATGGCTCTTAAACCAGCGTTTTCTACGGGATTATTTCCTATCTGTTCAACATTAACTTCAATTATGCCATCTTGAACAATGAAATGTGGTACACTAAATTCGGCGGTATTTCCTTGAATTGTTACATTACCAGTAATGATTACATCACCACTTACGGTACCACCTGAAGATGAGAACTTGGTATTAGCCGCACCAAATGCTGAATTGGCGTATAGTCCAGCACTTGTCGCTTTACTGTCAGCAGTAGCCGCATTTGTAGTTGCGGTATTTGCTTGAGTATAGGCTCCATTAGCATAAGATCCTGCACTTGATGCTTTACTGTCAGCAGTATTAGCAGCAGTGAACGCAGAATTGGCGTATAATCCAGCACTTATCGCTTTATCATCAGCTGTAGCTGCATTAGTAGTTGCGGTATTAGCTTGAGTATAAGCTCCATTAGCATAAGATCCTGCACTTACCGCTTTACTATCCGATGTATTAGCTTGACTGTAAGCAGAATTAGCATAATCGCCAGCTGTTACTGCTTTACTGTCAGCAGTAGAAGCATTTGTAGTTGCGGTGTTGGCCTGACCATAAGCAGAGTTAGCGTAATTACCAGATGTTACAGCTTTACCGTCAGCAGTATTAGCTGTATCAAAAGCAGAGTTAGCATAAGATCCGGATGTTACTGCTTTACCATCAGCTGTAGCAGCATTAGTTGTAGCAGTGTTTGCTTGTCCGTATGCTGAATTGGCATAGTTACCTGCCGTTACAGCTTTGCTATCAGATGTATTTGCAGATCCAAAGGCAGCATTAGCATAGTTACCGGCTGTTACTGCTTTTGAATCAGCAGTTGCAGCATTGGTATTTGAAGTATTAGCTTGTTCATACGCTGAGTTAGCATAAGAACCAGATGTTACAGCCTTAACATCAGCAGTATTAGCAACAGTAAATGCTGAATTTGCATAAACACCTGATGTTACAGCTTTAGTGTCTGCTGTATTAGCCTTATCATAAGCACCGTTAGCATAACTGCCAGCTGTTACAGCTTTAGAATCGGAAGTATTTGCAGCACTGTACGCACCATTAGCATAGTCACCTGCTGTTACAGCTTTACCATCAGCAGTGGCCGCATTAGTAGTTGCGGTATTTGCTTGAGTATAAGCTCCATTAGCATATGATCCTGATGTTACAGCTTTAGAATCCGAGGTATTTGCAGCACTAAATGCCGAGTTAGCATAATTACTACCACTTAAAGAAGTATCATTTGCGGTGTTAGCTAAATTAAATGATGCATTAGCATGAGTAAATGCTGCGTTAACATGTGGTCTTGCATAAGTATCAACTGCACTTATAGATAACGTATTGGCTAAAGCAAATGCTGCATTAGCATAAGCGCCAGATGTAGCACCAACTGAAAAAGCTATGTTCGAAGAATTAAACGCAGCATTAGCATAAGCACCAGAAGAATTTGCAGCAACAAAAGCAGAGTTAGCATAACTACCAGACGTTACAGCTTTATCGTCAGCAGTATTAGCTGCACTAAAGGATGAGTTGGCGTAAATTGCAGTTGTGTTTTGTGCAGCAAATGCTGCATTAGCGTAAGATTCGGCCGATGCAGAAGAAAGGTTTGTATAGGTTGTTCCATCTACCGTATACTGCCAATTGTCTACAGTTTCATTCCAAATTAAAGCTACGTTTGATAATGATCCTCTATTAACCTCTATACCAGCATTAAAGATAGCAGGAGATAATAAATTGGTTGCTGCATTTAATGTAATTATATTATCTTTGATTAATACAGTTTGTGTATTAGCATAAACTGTCTCACCAACTATTGTTAAATTGCCAGTAACAACGATATCACCACTTACAGTACCACCAGAAGATGAGAATTTAGTATTAGCTAAAGAATAAGCGGAATTAGCATAAATGCCTGTTACATTCTGACTTTCATAAGCAGAATTTGCATGAGTGAAAGCTAAGTTAGCATAAATGCCTGTTGTATTCTGACTCTCATAAGATGAGTTGGACTTTAAGAAAGCTGAGTTAGCATATTCTTCAGCAGTTGACGAACCTACATTACTATAAGTAAATCCATCATTAGTAAATGTCCATTTTAATAATGATTCGTTCCATCTAAACTGTACGGGTACCTCATCTCCACGAATTACTCTAATACCAGCAGGATTTGTAGGTGTACCAACTGTCTCCGATGAAATATCAATAATATTGTCTTGCACACTTAAAGTCGATACACTAAGTGATGCCTGAATTGCATCTATCGTTACATTACCGTTAATTATTACATTACCGGTAATTGTTCCACCAGAAGATGAGAATTTAGTATTTACGGCACTAAATGCGGAGTTTACATGTATAAACGATGCATTGGCATGTGTAAATGCCGCATTAACATGAGGTCTAGCAAAGAAGTCTACAGAGTCAGCAGCTAAAGTATTTGCATAAGCAAATGCTGCATTAGAATGTATAAAACTGGAATTAGCATAATTACCAGCACTATTCGAAGCATCGAAAGCTGCTTGACCTGTTGCCAAATCAATAATACTATTCGCCTTAGCATAAGCAGCAACAGCAATAACAGTAGCAAGGTTTGCCTGTGTATAAGAAGAATCTGCTACAGCTAACGTATTATTGGCATTTGTATAAGCAGCATTAGAATGAGCTCTTGCATATAAGTCAGTTACAGAAAACGTAATTGAATTTGCAGCAGCAAATGCCGCATTCGCATGAGTGTATGCTGAATTAGAATAAGAACCTACTACGTTAGCAACAGAGTTTGAAGAATTAAAAGCTGCATTAGCTTTATCAAAAGAACTCTGGTTGAACTCTGGACTTAAAGAATTCGCAGCAGCAAACGCTGCATTGGCATAAAGTGACGCGGAGTTTGCAACATGACTTGGTGTATTAGCCTGTATAAACGCTGCATTAGCCGTATTATAGGAGGCATTTGCTTGACTAAACGAAGAATTTGTTCTTGTAAATGCAGAGTTGGTTCTATCAAAAGCTGCACTAACACTAATACCAGCTTGAGTACCTAATGCAAATGATGAATTAGCTTGTGCAAAGGCGGCATTCGCATATGACTCGGCTGAGTCTGTTGCAAAATTACTATAGTTTGTACCATCGTTTGTAAATGTCCATCTATCTGCAACTTCATTCCATGTTATATGAACATTTGATGAGGAACCTCTTGCAACTTCTATGCCAGCATTTTGAGTGGGAGCTAAATTGTTAGGTAAATCAGCATTTAATGTGATGATATTGTCGCCAATAAGTAACTGATTTGTGCCAATATAATTGACATCACCCGATATACTTAAATTACCAACAATCGATACGTTACCATTAATTGTGCCGCCAGTTAAACTTAATTTAGTATTAGCAGCATTAAATGAAGCGTTGGCGTGTCTATAAGCTAATGTAGTAGAAGTATTTGTAGATACTGAAATATTTTCAGCATTTACTGCAACTCCCTGAAAACTCTGTATTAACTCACCAAGAGCAACAACAATATTAGCTGTATTTACTGAAGCATCATAAGCTGAATTTGCTGTATCAAACGAAGCATTTACGGAAGTTGAAACATAACTGACTAAACTGTAGGCTTCATTTGCAGTTTGTCCTGCGTTAGCTCCAGTATTCGCAACAGCAAAAGCCGCATTAGCATGTATATAACTTAGTCCAGCCAAATCTAAAGCTATATTTGCAATTGAACTAGGAGTATTAGCAGCTAAAGAACTAGAATTTGCTAAATTAAAAGCCGCATTAGCACGATCAAATGCAGACTGATTAAAATTGGGACTTAAACTATTGGCTGCATTAAAAGCTGCTTGCGCTAATACATTTGCTGCATTAGCTTTATCAAAGGCAGCAGTTGCTTGTTCTTGTGATGCTACAGAAATCGCTAAATTGGAAACAGCTGTTACTCTACCCTTGGTGTCAACTGTAATTACAGGAATATTAGTAGAATTACCGTATGTACCAGATACACCGGGAACTATAGTACTTAATTCAACTTGAAAATTAACTGTATTACCAAAGGTCGTAAATACATTCGATTGAACATCACCCGAAAGAACTATTTGAACTGAATTATGGAGTGCGTTTGCTCTATCCGCAATACCATCTAAATTTCCAATAAATCCAGGAGTATCATCTTGTGTTGATATAAAAACACTAGTTCTAATATCACCATCTACATTCCGTAAAACTAAAGTTCCGGATGAAGTGTTACTACTTCTCTGATCTATTATGTTAGTGTAATAACTACCACCAATAATTTCATACGATCCGGCTTCAGTTCCTATGAATAAATTACCAGAAGGAAATGAATAAGCTAATTCACCACCAAGAAGTGAGTTTGCAGTAGGTACAGTATTCGCGGTAGAATACTTGGTTACAATTGCTGTTGACACTTAGAAGCTTCCGCCGTTAATTACAGGAATTTCTTTCATAACATACTTATTGGATCCAGATTCATAAGTCAAAACGAATCCTTCTTCCACACCCTGAGTTTCAACATTATTCAATTGTGATAGAGCTAAATTTGCAGTTCTGGCCACGGTAACCGAAGATATAGTTGTTTTTTGTGGTTTTACGTTTACATTTATTGGCATTTTTTATCTCGTAACGTTAGGAAGGACAGTAATTATACCTTCAAAAATTCTTGTGATTTCACCTGCGCCATCATCTATTTCTACATCATAAACGTATCGTCCCGGAGTTAAATTTGCAGTATTTGCTGCTGACATGATCATAGTGATTTCTCCAATGTTAGGAGTGGTCACTTGAACATTAAAATCGTATTTTGTTGAGGAGTAGTAAGATTTTCTCATCTGGGACCTGGCAATATATCCATACAGGTTTTGGCCTGCGCCGGTACCATCATTTACAGTAATTACGGTGTTAAAAGTCGCACCCTGGTCTATGGTAAGTTCTACAAATTCAGCCACATTAAACTCCCTTTGTTAATGTGGTATTTAGTCAAACTGACATCTTTACTATACCGAAAAGCTACTTCCACAGCCACAGGTCGTCTGTGCATTAGGGTTTTCTATAGTAAAAGTGTGTCCCATAATATCTTCTTTGAAATTCAAAGTTGCGGTTTCCAAATATTGCATACTGAAAGAGTCTACAAGAATTGAAAAACCATCTAAAGGAATTTCAAAATCATCTTCGGAAACAGATTCTTCAAAATCAAAACCATATTTAAAACCAGAACATCCACCACCCTCAACATAGACCCTCAAGTATTTGTTTTCATCGTCTAAATATTGTTTGATTTCATTTACAGCAGATTCAGTTATATTAAGCATTAATTTTCTCCTACTATATTTATTTGATATGGACAAACCAGTTTTAATGATACATAAAATAGAAAAAAACTTAATAGTTCCAAAATTAAAAGATTTTGTTCTAACTTTTGATGATGGACTTTACAACCACTTCTATTATTACCCAAAAATTGAAAAAATAGAAACAGAAAAAATATTTTTTGTATCAACAAACATTATTTGTAAAGGAAAACAATCTAAAAAATTCATAAGTTCCGAAAATTGCCATAAAAAAGCATTCGAAGGAAATTATGAAGATTTTATGAATGTGGACCAGATAAGTTATTTATCTACTAGAAAAAACGTTATTATAGGAGGACATTCACATTTTCACAAAAATTTGAATTTTTTCAGCAGCCTGAAAGATAAAATAGACCATATAAAAATGGACACCGAATTAATGTTGGAATGGTTCAATAAAAACTTAAATATTTTTCCGGTTAAGTTTTGTTTCCCATATAATAACGATTTAAATGGATTATATCAAACCGTCTTAAAGTCTTACGGTATTAATGAATTTTATGGTAGAGAGAGGGTTTCTATTGAAGGTTATATATCATCTTAAATGATTCTGCGTGATTATATCCAACTTGTTTACCTCTTTGTTCCGATAGAACTATCATACTTTTTTCTGATCTAGCATCAGGATAAGAATACGTTTCCGTATCATATAGTGACAATACGAATTTCTTTTTATGCATATAATACTCAACATTCACAAAATAATTTGGTATAAAAATAGGCTCTATTTGACCCATAGACCATTCGGTTGAAGCTGGTATCTCGCACATATAGAGTTGTTTTACCGAAGAATTTGGTTTAGGTCTACAGGCAACCATAACAGATTCGGAAACTATTCTATGATCTCTATGTATGTCCGATATATTATTCGTAAAGACTATCTCTGGCTGTATTTCGTTGATAACCAATTCAACATCACTCAAACACTTTTCTAAAGTTAAAGTGCAATCGGAGTTATTAAAAACTATAGGTTTCGCACCAAAATAATCACAAACTTTATAAAAAGAATTCAATCTTTTGGATTCAACATGTTCGTTACCTGGACGATTTCCTTTGCATAAAGATACAATTGTAACTTCATTATCTTCACACAATTTTGATATTGTTCCGGCTGGCCCAAAAGACTCATCGTCTAAATGTGCAAATATAAAAACTATTTTCATAACATATCTTTTATGATATCATCCAAATTTTTCTTTGGTCTGAAATTTGTTTTTTCTCTGAGTTTGGTTATATCGGGAATTCTTTTTTGTATATCACCGTGGTTTTTACTAAAAACTTTTTCATAAGGAATGTGAACAATTTTACTACTAGATCCACTTATTTTAATAACTTTTTTGGCAAGTTTGTTTATGGTAATCGGTTCATCATTTCCAACATTAAAAAGTTCATTTTTAAAATTGGTACATTTTATTATAGCATCTGTCGCATCATCAATATGAAAAAAACACCTTATCTGTTCACCAGTTCCATAAACAATTAAATCTTCATTTCGTTTTGCAGCTTCTATAAATTTAGGTAAAACCATACCGTAATCTGATAGTTGTCCAGGTCCAACTATATTGAAAAATCTTAAAATAGTATACGGCACACCACTAGCATTTAATAAAAATTCTGCCATCAATTTACTTGTTGCATATCCCCATCTTAACTTATTGCTAGGTCCTATGTTACTACAATCTTCTTCGTTGAAGGGTCCATTTCCGTAAATTTCACTGGTACTGGAAAATATTACATGCCTCTTGGATTCTTTAAATAATGGTATTAATTTATTAGTTAAAGAATTGTTATTGAAAAGAGTGCCTGATGGATCCTTATCAATATGTTCGACACCAACACTGCCCGCAAAATGAAAAATTCTATTGTGATCTCTCATATGTTTGAGTAGTTCTTTATCTTCCATTTTGGAAATGTCACCTTCAACAAATTTAAATAAATTTTTGTATTCAGAAAAGTTATCTAAATTTATTTTACTGGTAGATAAATTATCTATTATAGTAACTCTTTGTTGTCTAGTTTTTAAAAGTTTATGTGTTAAGTGCTGTCCTATAAAACCAGCTCCACCTAATATCAAATTATTCATATGTAATTTTCTTCGTTTAATATCCACTCATGAAAAGGTTTACCTTTATGTATTTCAATTAATTCTTTACTATCCATGGGTTCAGTAGGCCTAGGTACTTCGGAGAGAAAACCACTTTTTATTGTGTCCCATCCAGAATTAGGAAATATATTAACTGTGCGTTTTTTGGTATTTACTTTTTTATAAAAGTTCCAATATTCATTGTCTCTTTTAGAATATTTGTAGTGTTCGACTATAAAATCTGTAATAGTATCGAATTCTTCATTAATAAAAAAATTATATTCAGTTTCAGTAATTTTCTTATCTATATAATCACACAATTTTCTAAGAGCACTAGTTACCAAATATAAACCTGTAGATTCCAACGGTTCAATAAAAGATGAGGCAAGACCCATAGCTACAATATTGTTTTTTAAATGTATTTTATTTCTACCAGTTACCATCTTTAACGATTTTATACTCGAAGGTTCAACTTTTATATTAAACTTTTTTTCCAAATAATTAATATATTCTTCTTTAACATCAAATTTTCCGTCATGTACATAACCGCAAGCCAATTCATTCCTTAAAGGAATATTAAAACACCAACCATAATTCATTGCTTCTGCAACGGTATAAGGAACACATTGTTTTTCCCTATCTGTGTAAGTATGTCTAAAAAGAAAAACTTGATTATTTGGTATTTTATCCGAAATGTTTTTAAAATTATTTGGAATATAACTAACAGTTCTTTCAAATCCAGTGCAATCTATTATTAAATCATAACAGTCTTTTATATCATTCAATGTCACCTTTTCTCTAATAACAGTTAAATTAGAATATTTCTTTTTATAGTTGTCTAGATATTCCAATAGTTCGGTAACCCTAAAATGCGTAGAAATGTTTTGGTAATCAAATATTCTTTTTGGTATTTTATTAGTTTTCATTATTCTATCTTGACTGGACGAGTTGTGTCTAGGATTAGCAGATTCGAAACCAAAAGGAAAAGTAAAATCTTCTCCTGGTTTATTCCATCCTTTCAGATAGACTCCAAATTTTAGTGTTCCATTACAATGTTTTAATATATCCTGATGTTTAACTCCAAAATTTTGTAAAAATTTACTAACATCTGGTATAATAGCTTCTCCAACACCGATTGGTTGATTTTCTTTCGGATAAATCCAAGTAATTTTTTTATTAGGATAAGTTTCACACAAATGAAAAACGGTTAAATAACCTGTAGTGCCTGCACCAATAACTGTAATATTTTCTATATTATTCATGTTTTATCAAATTTCTTTTTCCCGAAGTAAATTGTTCGTATATTTCACCCAAAGTAATATATTCAATTTTAATTTCTGAAAGATTAATTAAAGCTTCAACGACATCATCAACATGAGATATCGGCCAAATCTGTGAGGAGTTTGTGGGTTTGTAAGCAGTACCTAAAACACACCTTTTAATAAAGGAATCGGTACTGGCGTCTTGACCATAAACGGAAGGTATTCTATAATTTATATAATTAATTTTAGAATGCGACAAATATATTTCCATACATCTTTTAGCAACATTATATCCACCTTGCTTACTTTCATTAATATCAGCAGCGCCAAAAGAACTAGCATTTACAAATAAAGCATCACTACATATATTCATTGCTTTGCGAGTTAAATCTAATATAGCATCCATAACACTAATAGTATTATTTGTAATGTGATATGTAGTTGCAGGACAAGCCAAATGATATATCCTATCACACTTAACTGGTGTAAAATTTTTGTCTATTAAAATTGGATTATAGCCTTGGCGTTTAAATTCTTCGACCAAATTTCTACCAATAAATCCCGTGTGTCCAGTTACCGCAATTTCCATGGTGCACCATCCCAACCCAATCGAATAAAACGAACTCCGTTCTGTTGTAGTCCTTCTTTTACTGTACGTATAAAACCACTACAATCGTCGGGAGTATATAACGGAATGTCTAAAGCATTCATCAATAAATGATCATCATATACGAGATGTCCTCTACCGCAGTATGAATAACACCCATTATAACCAGCATTTACAAATATAATCGAACCAAAATTTTCTGCCCAATCTTTAATATTGAGTTTGATTTGAGAGTAAGCTCTATAAATTACAAATCCAGCAACACCATATACTATCACTTTTTTACCTTGACTGGCAAGACCAGCTGCAATATTAACCATATTTGGTTCTTGTATACCGCAATTAATTACATTGCCTTTTGTGGGGAAACCCCACATATCTCCATGTAATAGATAAATGTCGGGATGTTTTAATTTACTTAGATATTGATGTAGAGTTTTTCTCATGAAATTCTTTTAACCATTCACTATATTTTACATTATTTTTTCTAATTTTTATTATACGTTCTGCTTTTATTTTGTATTTTTTTTCTTCTTGTCCCATTCCAGATAATATTAAATTCCAACTTCTGGCCGGAAAAATATTATTTTTCCTATGAGTTTCTATATTTAATTTTTTAAAATGATCCCAATATTCATTAGAGTTTTTTGAAAATTTATAATATGTAGTAATAAAGTCTGTAACAGCATCAAATTCTCTGTTATAATCATTGTTATACTCATCCACGGTTATTTCATTTTTTAACAGACGATCTAATAATTTAATACCATAAGTTGCAAGATATAATCCTGTAGCTTCTATAGGTTCAATAAAATAAGAACTTAAACCAATTGAATAAATCGACTTGTTTCCTTGTTTTCTAAAATGTTTTATATTCCTACCAGTAATCATTTTAACTTCAACAATTTTAGATTCGTCTATTTTGTAACCAAGTCTAGACTCCACAAAATTTATGTATTCTTGTTTAGTGTCGTAACGATCATCATGTACGTGACCAAATGTTATAACATCTTTCAATGGTATAGTCCATATCCAACCATGCGTCACCGCGGTAATTGTTGTATAAGGTTGTTGTTGATTCTCTTTATCGGAATATTCAGCTCGATAAACAAAAGCTTTATTATTAGGTATAATGTGTTTAATACTTTTGAAATTTTCTTTATCAGTTTTATTGATTAATGTTTTGGAGAATCCTGTGGCATCTATGATGTGATCATCTTCAATTTCATCAACATCTGTTATAGTTTTACGTATTACTTTTAAATTTTTAAAATTTTCAAAAATTTTATCCAAGTACTTACACAATTCTCTTACATCAAAATTTGTTGCAAAATCTGGAAAATCATCATTCTCCAACATATATTCTAATGTTTCGGGATAAGCTTCTAAAATATTTGGTGGAATTTGATTATTTTTTAAGTACCACTCCAAATCCAAACAATTTTCATCTGTGGATCCAAATGGATGAAAAAAAGATTTTTGTGTTGGTGACCAATTTTCAAACATTGCTCCAATTTTTAAATTTGCATTACAATGTAATATCATATCTTGAACAGATACTCCCAACTCAGCTAAAAATCTTTGAACTTGTGGTACTGTTGCTTCACCAACACCTATGGGCTGGTTGACTTCTGGATAAATCCATGTCACCTGCATATCAGGATATTTTTTGCAAAAATATAAAACAGTTAAATAACCTGAAGTTCCTGCACCAACGACTGTAATTCTTCTTGTGATTGTATTTTCCTGTAATGCCATTTTTTTATATCCTTTTCCATGCTTGGTATTCCATTACCTTTAATTGTTTTCATAATAAAAACTTTAGGCTTTTTACCAATACTAAAATTGTTCAAATCATGAAATACTTCCCAATTATATCCTCTAAACATGTCTACGATAGGATCAGTATTAATTATATCTTTTGTATACCCCGTTACTTGAGTTCCATTATAATCAACTGTTACTAAAACATTCTTTAAACAATTTTGTCCTATAAACTGTATTGCTTCAAGTGTTGGTCCCATTTGTAAAGTTGCATCAGATAGATTTACCCAAACTAATTTTTCTGTAGTTAGAGCTATGCCTGCTGCTATACCCAATGAATCTCCCATAGTTTCTTCAGAAAAATCTACAAAATCAACTTCACTCATTTTTAAAACAGGACTTAATTTATGTATATCATCCAAATATCCCATTTTTTTCCATATTATATAATAGGCTTGAGCTCCAAAAGGTTTTCCTATTATTATTTTATCGTCAGGTGTTACTAATTTTTCACTAAACAACTCCTCAATATAGTCCGACATTGATAAAGCTGAAGGTATATGAGCAACATCTTTTTCAAAAGAATATTCTAAAATTTCTTTTTTCATGAATATAAATCTCTTATATTTTTATAATAATCTTTAATATTGGTTATTTTCAAATTTAAAATTTGTTCTATTAATAATTTATATTTTTTGTAAGTTTCTGGATATAAATCTTCCAAATCAATAAAACAACCATCATAATCCAAATCATCGTAGTGTATTATTTGTGTTTTTTCTGTTATAGGCTTTAAACAGTGGTTGGCTCCTATATTCTGTTCAATTAATTTTAATCCAGAATTGTCTATTCTTTTGGATATAAAACTATCAGCCATTTTACTTTCTAAAAAACTTATATCGGAAAAATCTATATCATATAGAAATTTGTTTTTATGGTTTAATATCTGTATCCAATTATAATACAAATTTCCCTCTGGAACATAAGTATTCTTCGACTCATGTTTTTTAACCCAATTGGGTATTGTTTCTACTAGTACAATATTATCTAAAGGATCAAAATCAAAGTTTAACGGTTTTAAAAATAAAGTGTCAACATCAACGTAAACTAGATAATCATAAGAATTTAATAAAGTTTTGGAAAAAAAATATTTTGTATACAATCTTAAATAAAAAGAGTCATCACCATCTCTCTCGTTAAAAATATCAATTTCTTGAATATTTACATTTAATTTTTTTAAATGTTTTTTTGTTTCGTCACTAATAGTATTACTTGTAAAACAACCACAGTACACATCAATATCAGGTAAATGTTCTCTGATGCTAGTTGAAAGTATTATAGACAATTTTTCGTAATTTAATTTTTTTTTATTTTCAACCGAAAACACTATCGCATAGTTATACATGTATAGATTTTATTTCTCTTAAATGTTTTGGTAATTGATGTTCGAAATCAATATCTTCTAAATCTCTACCACTAATTTTAAAGTTTCTTACTCCAGCATCATAAAATCTTTGTAAATTATTGACCAGAAGATCACCTTGAATACAATTCGGTTCTTTTTTAATTGGACCAGATTTTAGTTTAGGTTTTATTTCGACTTGATAACTAAGTTCGTGTTGTTTTTCCCAAGGAAATTCTATAATAGAATTTAAATGTGATATTTGTGCAAAATGTTCGGAGTAAAATTGGCAAGTGACATTACAGTTGTCATTAACCAGTATTTCATATTTGGATGCGTCTAACTTATTTTCATACATTAGAGGTAATATATTATCTAAATGACTATATTTTGGTACAATTATATCATATTTTTCTTCAAGTTCTTTATAATATCCCTCAAAATTTAATTGATCGGTAGTCGGATGACCAGTGATACTATAAGTTAATTTAAATTCTGGAAAATTTTTACGTAAATATCTTCTTAATGTTTCACTTACTAAAATAACACCATGCAATTTATTTGGATTATTCGAATAAACCATTTCCAACAAATAATTTCCAACTTCATCTCCAACATCAATTATGACTTGATTGGTAAAACCTAAATCTAATCCAAATTTTTGTTGATTGTAAGTATCTATTATATTTTGAGTTAATTCTATATTTCTATTAATTCTGCCGCCATTCCAAATACAACTATTAGGCATATCATAATAAATCATTTGTAGACCATCAATTAAAGACCTATTTTTAACATTAAACATCAATATGTTTTTATATTTTTGTACAGCTCCTCCGACCTTTACTGTAATCATTTTACTTTCCTAAAAGCATTAATTTTGGTAAAGTCATTTTTGTTAGTTTATAATGAACTATACCAATATTAAAGTTTAAAATATTATTAATTGTAGTATTTACAAATTCATCTACAAATAGATAATTATCTTCAAACTCTATGTTTGTAAAATCATTTTTGAGCATTCTCTGTTGTATTCTATCGAAACGCATTTTATCAATATCATACTTATTATCGGATATAATAGTGCCAATACGTAATATCATCCAATTTTCACATTTATTCATTATATAATTTTCAATGTAAAGTTTACACAAATTATAACAAGTTGTTCCCGAATGATTTAAATCAATATCATTCACACCAGTGGTACTAGCAAAAATAATAGGGTTTGAATAGGAGTCTATTTTATTAATTGTATTTTTTACATAATTGTGCATAACTTGAGAATCGTTTTTATCCAAAGTAGAACCCGTAAACGTAGGACTGCCCATAAGAAAAAGTATATCACTACCATTCACATCTTCTTGCCATTTTATTTCTGTTCTTTCTCTCAATTTTTTAGAAAGAAAACCGTTCCAACCTGTCAAAGACACTTTCATTTTTTCTTAGACAATTGTTTAATCATTTTAATACCTCTCAATTCAAAGTTTGCAGCTATAGAATATCTAGGTATATCGGTTTTATTTTGCCTTATGCCGTGTTGTAACCAACTAGGGAAAAAAATTAAATCACCAGTTCTACCATCAAATTCAAAATATCTATTTTCATGGCGCCTCGATTCGGATAGTGGTTGTGTTTGCCAAATTAATTCAATGGGATTTCCAAAATATAAATTTCCCATTTGAGAACTTTCTTTTTGAACATAAAAAACAGCTGATATAATTGCAGGTCCATCAACATCCAAATCATGTGGTCTATCATGATGTCTATCATGTCTATTAGCCCACATACTTGTCATTTCAATTGGAAAATGATTGGAATAATTTAATAATTTCCAATAGTTGTTTACACTATCATTCATAAATTTTACTATTGGACTGAATACTTCTTGTTTGTGTAAATCTTCTCCTACTTCTCCAGTTTTACATTGTTTTTTTAAATAGTTCTCAATGTGTTCTATCACTTTATCTTTATTCCAATCGACATTTATTTTTTCAACTAAAACATTAATTGGAAACAATGAAATTATTTCTGACATAATTATCAATCCTCATTTGGGTTTTCTACTTAAGTAAAAATCGCCGCCACAATAATCCCAACGGCATATTGTGCCAGTTTTATATAATAAAGTTAATTTTGTTACCCCAATTTCATCATGTACTAAATTTGTATATGCTTTTTCTGGAGAACTTTCTCGTATGTAGTTTGTCATATGAATACCACAATTAAAAACATTACCATCACCATTAATTGTTATACTTTCATTACCGGCTGCACAATGCCAACCTCTAGCATCTATACCGAATTTAAATAAATCATTCGTGGTATACTCAACATCATCTATAAGATATTTCTGTTCTGTTTTATTATATTTTTTATAAAACTCCATATGTTTAGCTTCGATTTCTGGAGGGTATTTGTAGTGACAAAATCCATATATCATTTCACTATTAACAATTTTATCATATTTCAGATAATCTACAATACTACTATAGAACTCATCTGGATATATTTCAATAATTTCTCCATTATAAAATAAATGAGTTCTCTCCACATTCTCCAACATGATATCTAAATTATGAATCTCCACATTCATTTCTTTTAAAAGATTCCAATTGTGATTAAAATTATTAAATTTTTTTAATCTTTTTAATTCCAAGTAATGAAAGCTTACATTAAAAAGGTCACAATATGGTAGTATTTCTTTTAACTTTGATTCTTTTAAAGTCAAATTGGTTTGCATCTCATTAGACGCAATAATATTTGTTTGTTTTCCCTTATCATGAATATACTTCAGAATATCAACTATCTTAGGATGTGTTGTTGGTTCTCCACCATGATAGTAAAACAGAACAGACTTTAATTTATTTTTTTGTAAGAATTCAAATATCTTATCAATCGTTTTTATAATATCTTCGTATTTGTAATGTTTACCACTATGCCAGTGACAATAATTACATTTGAGGTCGCACGCTTCAGTAATTCTAAATGTAACGACATACTTAGACTCCATTATTGAACTGTTGTTTAATTGTAAAACCTTGTAAGAACATTTAGGCTTTATTTGCCCAACTTGCATGTCCTCTTTTTTTCTAACTACTTTTATTTTTTCCCAGTTGGCCATTTTACAATATTAACAGATTTGCTATTTAAAACGAATCTCATTAATTCTCCATAGTATTCATCATCTTTCATTTCTCTACCAGTAATTTTAAAACTCCTAACTCCATCTTTTATTAATTTTTCCATCGCTAATGGTTTTATATCCATACATTCATATTTACTATCTTTGTTGAAATCAAACTTAGGAAGCCAACATTCTTCCACTTCCTTACTATACGGTCTACCGGCGGTATTTTCATCTGCAATTGCCTTGAAGTGTGCATCCCAATGTTTACATCCATAAACACAAGTATCATTCAGCATTACTTCCCACTTTGTTTTGTCCAGTTCGTTAGACCTAGGATCAAATATGTGTTCAAACCTAGGAACGATCCAATCATAATTTTCTTCCAATTTTTTATAAAATTCTATATCTTTATCTTGTAAAGGTATGTTTAATAGTCCCATTCCAGTAATACTGTAAATTAAATCGTATAATGGAAATTTTTCTCTAACATATTTTCTCAAGTCATCATTCACAATAATTAAAGCATTTCCTTTTTTGTGAAATTTCTCCAGTAAATGATTTCCCAATTCGTCAGTCAAATCAATATTATGATTACTAAATGTTAAAGCAATCTTGATATTCTTACTATAATAATATTCTATCAAATTATCTTTATAATAAACATCCCTGTTTATTCTACCTCCATTCCATTTACATTTATTAATGCCGTCATAAACCACCAACTCTTTAGAATCGACTATGTTTTGACTTAAAAATTTTATTAAGGGAACAAACTTACTAAAAGCTCCGGCTAAAAGATATCTCATATTACATTAGAAAACATTTTGTTTTCGGGCACAATTTGTTGACTTTGATTCTATAACAACAGTTATACAAATCTAAGTTGGGTGAGTAGAGGAAGTATTTATCTTTATATAAACAAGGTTTTCCAAAAGTGTTAAAATTAGAATCTATCCAAAGATCACTTCGTTGTTTACCTAGTCTTTCAATATCTTCAAATTTAATTATTTTTCGATACATTAAATTGTTTTTTAAAGAAAGATATTGTGCGAGTAAAGTATCACTATGACCATCACCAAAGTCTGTTACTGGAGTTAAAAATAAATTGTCGTGGTCTAAAGATTTTTTTACTGCAAAATAATAATCTATAGCTTCTTTACCGGTGTACATCACATCTATAGTTTTAATATTAACTTTAGTATCTTTTAATCCCTGAACTATATCTTCTATAGACGTTTCTGTAGGATGAACACTTATATTAATTTTAAATGGATCTTTTATTTTTTGAATTGTTTTTCTACTATAACTACTGAAGTTCGTCTGTATAACAAATGGAATATTATATTCATTAAATGTTTTTATTATAAAATTTATTTTTGGATGAACAAATGGTTCCCCTCCAAAAATAAATATTTCTACACCGGGATATGTCTCACCTAATTTTTTTATAAAATCTTTTATTTTTTCTTCAGTCAATTCTGGTCGCATACTAGGATCCAAATTTGTACAATACTCACATTTATAATTACATTTAAGTGTAATTTCCCATTCAACAATCTTACTCATTTTTAATTTTTAATTGTTTTAAAAGACCATCACAATTGCAAGCTTTATGTGGACAAACCATAGGAACAGTTTTGGTTATATTTTTAAAAAAATCTCTATTGCTTATGAGATTAATATTATCAGTTTTTGGCATACAAAATTTAACAACGTTACCTCTAACGTCAATTTCATAATTATTGTTGTAACAATTCCATCCTTTAAAATTGGTTAATTTATCCCTAAATATAATATAATCATTAAAAAAATCATCATCATATTTTAATTCTTTTTCATACGACTCTAAAAAAGAAAAATATTCCCAAAAATCTTTTCTATAGTTAAACAATTTAGTGATACTATTACCATATAAAAAGTGTGGATGTATTTTTAAATTGGGTATTTTTTCCAAAGTTTCAAACATATTTTTTATTTTTGGCCATAAACTTTTATCATGGTGAAGCATAACATTCACTTTACATTTATAACCTCTACCCAGCATATGATGTATATTATTGAGAAATCTATTTTCATCCGTACAATCGGCCGGGTGGTAACTGAATAGGAAAGCCAGTTTATCATAATGTGGGTGAAGTGTCAAATCCTTTTCAGCATTTGTTACAACATAAACCCAATTAAATTTCTCCATTTTACTGATTGAGTCTAAAATATGGTAATAATAAGGACCTAAAGTTGGTTCGCCACCCAACAAACCCAAATTAAAATTCAAACTACTTCGATTTAAAGCATCCAATACAGCATCAATTGTTTTTTTACTAGATAGTTTACCCCATTCTTTACCATACTCATTTCTAGCGTAACAATAAGAACACTTGAGTTGACAAATAGTAAGACTATCCCAATGAATATTAATATGATCCGGATCTTGATCTTTATGATGTTGTATTTTGTATTTCATAATTTTTTAAAAAGTCCAAAGATGCCGTTACGTTTATACTTTTTTTTGTTCCAGGAAAAGAAATATTATCATTACCATCTTTTGTTTGGTAGTAAAATACTTTATTGGTCATTCTAAATTTCTTCGACTTTTGTGAAGCGTGATAGACCAGTCTAATATCATTATGAATATTGTTATCTATTCCAAAATAAAAATCTTCAATTACACTTCTTTTAAATATAAATTGTCCTAATTGTAAATGTTCTAAGTTTAATTTATTTAAAAATTCACATTTATCGTGTATAACTTCATCTTTAAACAAATTTATTATTTCAAAAGTATTATCTGGCTTATAGGTAGGACAATAATTTCCAGCTATAATATCAGCATCAAAACTTTGTTCGAAAAATTGCTTCCTCAAATAGTCATCATCTTCCAAAAAATAAATATATTTTCCTTTAGACTTAAGAAATAAAAATTCATATACACTTGATATATTATTAAATTTTTCATAATAATAATTTACATTAGTATTTTCAATTTCTTTTATATCAGAACTATCATTATTTACAATTACTTCTATTTTTGGAGTTAAATATGATAAAATTGAATTTAAACTTCTTTCAAAAAGTTTAGGCCTATTATGCGTAAGTATTAAAATAGATAAATCAATGTTTACCATATTAATCTTATCTTTTCTCCAAAAACAGGATTTGGACTAACTTTATCTTTAAGTTCATTTTCTATACCATCACATATATAAAAATATTTACACTTTGTACATTCTTCGGTTTTAAAGTAACTATAAATTCTCATTCGTTCCGCTTCAGAGAAAGAATGTTCTACTTTTTCATTGTGCGTATAATTTTTTTTAGTGTCTAATGTTCCACTATAAACCGCTTTATTCCAATCTTTAAAGTCATATATATGATGATAATGGTTTTTTATATATTTTTCTTTTGATGGCATAAAACAATAAGGAAAATATCTAGCATTAACTTCGGTTGAGTCCTTAAGGTCATCAATATAATTTGAAACATAGGAACAAATTGTTCCGTAATCAATAGGATAAAAATCTTTATTGTCTCTCCAATAATTGAGAGCAATAAAATTAACTTGGGTGGGGTTTAAAGATTTTATAAAAGAAGTGTCTATTTTATTGTAGTTTTCATGATATACAGTTGTGTTCAATCTAACTTCAATATTTAAACGGTGGGAGTTCTCAATAGCTTTAATTAAATTTTTAAAAGCTCCTTTTTTGCCTACAATTTTATCATGAACACTTTCATCCGTACAATGTAGACTAAAGAGTATCTCTCTTAAACCTAAGTCGAAACTTTTTTGAATAAATTCTTTATCACTAAATTTACCTCCGTGACTAAGGCAACTAATTCTATCAAATTTATTTTGGCAATAATTTAATATATTAAACCAATTCGGTTCTACACTACTTTCACCACCACTAAGATCGATTTCTTTTATGCCATAGTCAAGTAAATAATCTATTCTTTTGTAGATTTTATCAAGTTCATCTCTCTCAGACAAACTATTTTTATAGTAACAAAATTCACATTTATAATTACAGAGTTTACCAGTATCTAATTTAGCTCTATTGTTAATAGGTCTATCATAATCTATCAGTATTTTTTTAACACTTAATTTGTTCATTGATATAATTGATAAAAAAATCACCTTGTTCTAAAGATGTATTTTTTATTCCATCCTTTTTTCTAATTTCTAAAGCTTTATCATAATAATCTATATCATAAACAACTTCTTTATCATAGTGCATACACTCTAAAATAAATCTATTGGAACAATCTTTTTTGCCAGGTAATTTAGTATAAACATATGTAGAAAATTTATTCCACATGTCTGGGACTGGAACTTTATATGTTTTTATTTTTGTATAAAGTTCTGGTTTATTTGTAAATACTACTGTGTTGTTGAAAGAATATTTATTGGAAATTTCAGTTATTGTTTCTTCAGACATAAATCTACTAACATCTGTCAAATAAAACATTACAGAATTTTCTACATCATCATTTATTTTTTTAAATTTTGAATATAATAATTTTTTCTTATAATCAAAAACATTTATTTTTTTAGGAATATCATCATATATTTCAAAATCTTGAAATAAGTGACATTGCGCTTTATTGTTTATATAAAAGTCATAATTTTTTTCATGACATCTGAATAGAAAAAAATTATCTGTATATATTTCCGAATTATCAAGTCTTGAAGATCCGTCAACTATCAATAAATTTTTTGACAATAATAGTTTTGGAAAAGGATGGTATATTAAATTTTCAACAACTAGATTATCATATTTCGTGTTTAAAGCTATATTAAATTCGTCTATTGTAGTACCATCGGACAATAGTATACAAGGATTTAGATTTGTCCAATTTTTTATAGCCCAATAATATTCAATCATTTCAAATAAATGACCACAAATTCCAAATTTGAAACCAAATGAAGTAGTTATAACTAAATCATAGTTTCTCAGATTTACTAAAGACACAGAATTAACCGGTGATAATTTGTTCCACTGTTAATGGAGTATAACCTAAAAATTCAAAAAAGTTTTTTGGAATATTATTCGCAATTTCTAAATTTAAATTATTTTCTAATAACGTCATATATTTTTCAAAACCTTCATAATCTTTATAATTATTTGGTCTCATTCCAATTTTTAAATTTTTTATCAAGTCAAAATCCAAAAAGTTTTGATTTAACTGATCCATCAAATTTTCATTTATTAATTCTAATCTATAGTTTTCTTTTTCATAAAGACTAATAATACCATTATAATTTACAATTTTTTCCGGAAAATCTATCTGATTTTCATTTAGATGAAAATTTTTATTGGTTAAAAAATCTTCATATCTAATATTAAAGGTATTTGGTAAATTTTTAACCATTACCATATTTAAAATAGAAATTAATCCATTTTTTAACTGACAATCAGGATCTAATTGATTGCCAAAAATGCAAGCACTAGGATTCCTGAAAAAGTTTATAACTCTTACATTTTCTGTTCCTAACTTTTCCCTTAGGGTTTTTATACAAGAAGCAGAAAATCTTCCAGTCCATATGTTAGTTATACTATCATCCTTCAAGTCATCTAAAAGTTTTTGATACTCCATTTCATATTCTAAAGATTCATAATTTTCCAAAAAACATTCTTCACTGAATAAATTATCTATACTTGTTGTAGGCCAAGAATCTATGAAATGATGTTCTACAATTTTTTCATTAATGTCGTGACTAAACTTATCTATTTCTTCCAATAGATAAGTTTTCTGACCTTCGGTCATTATTAAAAGATCATTGTTTATATTACCCAATTCCGAGTTATTGCAATATATATTTGTTCCTTCTGAATCGAAAATTATGAATCCATCATTTTTATATTTTACAGTATAATCTTCAAAATTCCATATCTTTTCAGAATCTAAAATACTTCTAGCAATATATCTTAAATGTATACTTTTAGGTCCATTTATTAAGGTTATCAAATTTATCTCCTTAGATAAGACTCTACAATTTCATTAACACTCGTTTCATCATTCAAGTTTGATAAATTATTTAATTTTTCAATAATATCGTAAAATTCATCTTTTTTTCTTTGTAATTCTTTTATAGAATCTCTAAGATTAATATATTTTTCCAAATCATTTATTAATTGTATATCACCAGTTTCTATAATTTTTATATAAATTTCTTCCCTATTATGTTCACTAATAAAATAACCTTTTGACGTAAATTCATTATTTAACATTAAAAAACTTACAAAATCCAAAAGTTTAAAAGTTAAAAGTTCATCTCCAAAAATTCCTCTTGCTTTTAACTTACATGCATTAATTGCTTTTCCAGCATAAGTATTCGCATCAATACCTTCAATTTCAACTCTATCATTTTTCATTTAATTTCTCCATTATTTTATAATTAAAATATAATCTTATTACATTGGTGGCAGCATGATGCACAAATATTTGTGGTATAAAAGAATGTGTTATACTAGTAATGGATGCAATTAACAGTCCATTAAATATTTTAACTTTATTGAAAGGATTTATCATTCCATCTTCGATCAATTTTACATACTGCTTTTTATATTTCTTTTCTTCTAAAACATCTTTTTCTGGTTTTCCACGATTAAATGTTTCATCTTCAAACCATCGCAACATTAATCCATGATACATTGTGTTTATTCGTGCTATCACAAAGTTTTCTAAAAATTTTAAAGAGAAAAGACAATAAATTAAAAAAATGATGGAACACAAAAATAACCAAGATCCCAATCTTATTCCATGATTAAAATGTCTTATGTAAGACATATTGGTTTCTTCTAAATGATTTAGTTGAAAAAACATAATATTTTTAATTAGGAGTAATTACAGTTGCAGGTACATGCGTAATTACAGTTACATGTACAATAATTGCAATTACAAGTACAATAATTACAATTACAGGTGCAAACTTGCCCAGCAGAATTCAAAGCATTAATGAGAGAATTCAGAATTGTAGCTCTAATTTGAGTTGCTGGATCTGTGGTAACTGCTGCTGGAACACCAGTTGGTGCAGCAGTAGTAGGAAAGGTTGTTATTGTGGGACTATTTACTGTCGGACCATTAGGCAAATTAGCATTTGCACCAGACCAATCATTATAAACTTGATTTGTCCTAGAATCGGCAACAGCAAAAAGTGCTCGGATATTATTAAAGTCGGCAGCTCTAATGTTTGTTGTTGATAACGAACCTTTAGTGGCGCTGCCTCCCCTTCTCGTATTTTCTTCTTTTGCTTTATCAAGCAGCGATTGAAAAAACGATCTAGTTATTAAATCCTCTCCAGCTACAACATTCGCAAGATCATAATTCACTGCATTACTACCAACAGTTCCTTGTATAGTTATTGATAGCCTTTTATGTTCACCAGCAGGAGTTGTGTTAGTACCTACTCCAAGAGTAGTGTCAAACATTTTACCTAAAGCCATCTTATATTTCCTTTGATAAAAAATCTAAATTATTTTTTGCTGAACTTTTTGCTAAAAACTTTTCATAGTCATCAAGATCGGATGTTATAAAGTCTAAAGTTTCCAAGTCCGGCTCTTTATTACTAGATTCTTGAGTATTGTTATTTTGAATAATTGATAAAACCATTTGTTCAATATCAACACCCAAAGCATCACAAATTTGTTGAATGTAAACAGAAATATCAATTTGTTCCTTTTTCTCATTATTTTCAGAAATAGATTGTGCTAAACTCATAGCTGTGTCAAAACCTATCCAAATTAAGTTGGCGAGGCCTTCATCATATTCCGATATCTCTTTAATATTTTGTGAAATACTCGTTAACTTTTCAATTACAATTTCTCTATCAGTGCTCATATTATTACCTTTTCTTTAAAATCATGAAATTTCGGGGAGTTCTCATAATTACCATATGTGGTTACATTACCCTCGTCAGTAAAATAAGTTTTTACTTCCTTTCTCTCACCACATCCATCACACATGTCACAAAATAACTCACAAACTGGAACATCAATTATCCTATTTATCCAATCTTTCCTGAGACTTTCTTTCATGTTTTGGAGCAAGTCAATTTGAATTTTATTGAGAGTTTCCCACGCAACGGATGTTATAAGACGGGTTGGTTTAAAATATCTAATAATATTGGACATATCTTCATAGCAATTATGAACGTTTTTGTGATGTATGGTGTATCTTATCCTAAATTTCATTGCGTTTTTTCTCAAATTTCTGAAAACTTGGATCATTAAATTAGTTGAATCCTTGCCGCCGTGTGTGACTCTATCCGAATTTCCTATACCGTCAAAACTAACGTCTATACTTAACAAGTTTTTTTTATAAAAAAAATTGTTTTTTGTTTCCTCTATAAAACTTTGTTTTAGGTATCTTATGCCATTTGTGTTTAAATTAAAATGAACATTTTTCTTTTTTGTATAGGCATAATTCATGGCATAACAAACATTATCCCATTCCATAGTAGCTTCTCCACCAAAAAGAACAAATAATGTTTGACTATTGGGATCTTCTCTTTCTATAACTCTATCGATACTTTTTTTAATATCTTCTTTAGACAAAATTTGTGGAGGGCGACCAGGCAAATCTTCATAACAATATGTACAAGCTAAATTACATTTATTTGTGAAATATAATACATTTACTCCCGAATCTTTAGTTACAGTTTTATCCGTTTCATGTCCTACATAAAAATTTATTTGAGGATACTTTTTTTTGAAAGTTTCGGCGTTCATATTTCTTTTTTTCGTCTAGCACTTTTAGTTTTATCCATTGTATAGACATTATTAGGATTCATTTCTTTACGCTGTTTTGCCGTTTTGATTATGAATGACATATTGTCCAAAAATTTAACATAATCAAATTTATATTCGAATAAATGTCCTCTCTCAGTCAGTTCAAATCCTACATACTTACTATCGACTTTGGCTTTTCCCTTTTTAGCTTCTTCTATTTGTTTCGACAAATCATCAACAGTCAAAACTTTATTGCTTTGATGTTCAACTGGTTGCATCTCAACTTTAATAGGTATAGATACAATACTTTTAAAATTTTTCTTCATTAAATTTCCTTAGGATACATCATAAGTCCACCTTCACAAACTTCTTTTGGACAAATAACCTTTTTCGTAATATCTTTTAAAGATAATGGCATAATTTCGTTAGTGCAAACATTTTTAACTACATTATTTAATTCTATTTGAAAAGATTCCGGTAAACATTTATAGCCTTTGAAATTATTTTTTTTATCGTATAATAATCTTAAATTTGTAGTATTTTCTCGAAAGCCATTATCATATAAAACATCCATATCAATCATAGATTCAGCAGTAGAAGCTTCTACGAAAAAATCTTCTTCTAAATTACTTGAATAATATTTTGTGTCTCTTAAAAAATTTAATGTAAATTTTATATCCTCCAACTTACACTTATCAATAATTTTTAAAATGTAATTTTTATATTCAGGCATCATACTTATATGAACCTCACAGTTTAGATTTTTACACTTATCTAAAAAATCTTCTTTGTGATATTCGGGGTGAAAGGATGCGTAATATGTAACTTTCGAAAAACTTTTTATATTTTTATAAAAATTTTCTGATCTAGTTAAGTTAGTAAAAAAATAAATTTTAGTTAAATTTTCAATTTCATTTAATCCACTTAATATATCTTCGATATTGGGATGTAATGTTGGTTCCCCACCAGTCAAACAAATCTCAAAAGGTTTAGAAATAGTTTTTAATCTACTTATAATCAATTTATAATTATTTGAAATTTGAGTATTATCATTATAATCATAACTCAAATGTTCCTTTACATTACAGTAGGAACATTTTAAATTACACCAATTTAATATATGCCAGTTAATTCTAAGAATTTTATCTTGACTGGTGCAAGAAACAATTTTCATGTTAGTTCCTACACTCCACACCTTCATTTTCAACACCAACATTTTCGATATAATTTAAAACCAAATCTTGGAAAACTCTTTCGTCTTTACACTCATCTACCACTCGCATTGCTTGTTCATAATATATGTGGAACAATTCACAAATACTATCTAATGGTTTATTATCATTCATAATTTGAGAATATGTACAACCGGCATTACACACCTGTTTCAAATCACACGGTTCACATTTATCATAATTTTTTGGATTAAAAATGTCTTGATAGTACCTAAAATTATACTGTTCATCCATTTTCATAATTTTTTTGGATGCAAACCTAGCGCAAGGGTAGAATTCCCCAGAACTCATCAATACTCCACCATTAGTTCCAGCAAAACAACCAAAAGGTCTTTTACCTTTCACTAAACCATAGAGAATATCTAAAATAGCTAGTTTTAAAAATCCTACTGAACATGGTTTACCAGATTTTATCTTTTCTATCCAAAAATCTGCAAGTCTTTCACATTCATATCTAAACTGTATTATATCATCTTCTGTCCAAACATCATCACGAACAATACTAAAATCGGGATGATCTATACCCCAATCTAAGAGAAATTCAAAATTCTCTTTCATGTCTTTTGTATTTCCTGGCCATATCATGACCTTACATCCGTTTGTCAAATTCTTTATGATATCTTTCTTATATTCATACATCGAAAGTATACCATCAAACAATTCGCCTGTTTCTGGATTAGTATTTTCCAAAAGTGGAAGTAAAGGTCTACTCTCATTAGAACTCATACCATCAAAAGACCAAGAAACGCCAACACCATTATTTCTCAAATAATTAGCTTTATCTTGATCAATCATCGTTAAATTTGTGATGATATTAATACCTTTACATTTATCATCCGATCTTAAATAAGGAACAGCGTGAGTTATTAGGTCCCAATTTAATAAAGGTTCACCACCAAAAAAACTTACATGATAATCTTTATCACCGGACCTTTGCATTAATTTTGGCAGGTCTTTCATACCCTGATCAAAAACTTCTTTCGTCATCCAAGTTGGTCTGTTTGCCACATAACAATACGGACAACCTAGATTACACTTTTCAGTAACACTTACTTCTAATGTAAACATTTATTATCCTTATACTGTACACTGTTCAGCCTGAATTTTAATTACAGGCTTTTTATAACTCTTTAGTGCAGTTCTTAATGCGTGATGTACTATCTCGTTTGTCTTAAATACTTTACAGACTTGCCAATTTGCTGTATGATCACTCCATTTTTCTAGATATGTTTCTTTTTCTGATTTTTCATAAGTTGCCGCATTACATTTCATACAGAATTGACTGTCACAGTTCATACAATCTAAAGGTTGATTCTTCAACGCATCCTTATACATTTGAGATTTTTCTTCAATCAACTGATCCAAATCTGCAACTTTAAAAATATTTCCTAATTTATGTGAATGCGATTCTTTGTACATGCATCCATGGCAAGGACTCAAATCGCCGTTTAAATCAACACTTACGTAATTTATACCTGCTGCACATAGAGCTCTAGATTGTTGGAACCATCCAAACTTCTCAGGAGGTAATTTATTTTCGTAAATATGTTTAGCAATTTTCTTCAATCCATCCTTTAATACTTCCAATTTAGGCATAAATTCTTCTTCTGTCAATTGGCTGTATAAATCTGGTGTTGGAAAATAATTTTTATCCATTTCTATGACATCCAAAAAGGCTTCATAGATTAAGTGGAAATTTTCAGACGTTAGTACAGATTTCAGTGAAACATTCAATCCAGCTTCTTTAGCTGCAATATAGTTTGCTTTGACCATTGCTGACGATGGAGTACCAGATTTAGTCACTCTGGCGATGTCGTTTACAGGCTTTCCATCATATGAAACCTGCAACTTTAATCTACCGGGAATCTCATTGTGAATTCTAACCAAATCTTTTAAATATCTCTTTAAATACGTTCCATTTGTATAAAAGAAAAAAGAAAAACCAGGATCATGTTTAAATTTTTCTATGACACCTTTACAAAAATCCCAATTAACAAATGGTTCACCACCCCAGAAATAAACATCTTTTTTGGGATCAGAAATTTTAGCCATAAATTCTTCAACATTATCTAATGTCAAAGAAGTATTTTCTTCAAACTCGGTAGATAGTCCACATTCAAAACCTTCGGAACAATATGTGCAAGCTAAATTGCAGATACTTGTTACGTTTATATCTACTACCATTTTTTCTCCTTTTTATTTAAACCAAAGACGTACTAATATATAGTGTTTGACAAAACTGTTCAACAAACTTATTCATTTCTAAACTTTTGATTTAATTCCAAAACTTTTTTAAGTATTTCAACATCATAATTTTTAACTAAACACTCTGTGTCTTTTGGTAAACAAGGCCCACCAAATCCTTTTTTACCATCAGGACCAGGTACTTTGAAATGATTGGATCCCATCCATGGATGTTTAGAGAGAACAGTTATAGCTTCATTATAATCGACACCCATTTTTTTAGCAACCTCATACATAGAGTTCATAAAAGTTACCTTAGTTGCATAAAAGGAATTCATGGTGTATTTTATAAATGATGCTGTATTAATATCTGTTACAAAAATATTTTCAGTATCTACGGTAGAATGTTTTTTATAAAGTTCCAAAGCCTGTTGAGATTTTTTACCAGAAAGTATTAATAAGTGTGGATTTACAAAATCTTCTTTCGAGGTTGATCTTGATAGAAATTCTGGGTTATACACAATATCATATTTTTCAAGATATTGCGGCAAAATTGTGGACTTTACTATAACTATTCCCTGATAGTTCATCTCGAAAATTTCATTCAATACTGAAGTAACCAATGAATAATTAGTATCGTCTGTTGGTGTGGGGACACAAACGAATATTGCCTCTGGATTTAATAAACAGAGGCCTTTGACCGTTACGTGATTATATTTCGGATCACAAACGAAAACTTGGGTTTTGGAAAAGCCGTATTCAACGGCTTGTCCAACCATTCCATAACCAATAATTCCAATCATAATTTACATAATAACTACTTCTATTAAACCTTCTTCTTCAGTTTCTTTATTTTCTAAAGCAATAATTCTAAATGGTAAAATTACATTTTCTTTTATAGAAATACCTACACCAGACTTTTCAGATACAGTAATTAAATCACCCTTTTCACAAGTACCAATTATTCTAACAGGTAATCGACCTTTAAGTCCAACTATTAAACCATTTTTCAAGTCATTATTCATTACGTATGCTGGTTTCTCCGATACGATTCCGATGATAGCGTGTTTTTTGGTGTCTTTTGCTGCAGTAACTTCTTTTTTGCCACCAACCATCATTATGGTACCTGTAGGATATTTTTTATCGGACAAATATTTTTCAGCCAAGTCAGCGTAAAGGGCTCGCACTGCGACACCTTGAAACTGAAGTGCCCAAACTTCATTAGAAACAGCAACATCACCAGTAACTTTTAAAGCAGCTAAATTACTTGGGTCAGTTCTAGACGTTGTTGTTCCACCACTTCTAAAAAATACGTTCGAATAGAAATTTGCAAAATCATCACATCTTATAGTGTTTGTGTGAACAGTTCCACCATCAATAACATTTGTAGCATTTGTAGCACTAGTTGCCGAACTAGCAGTAGTTGCAGTACATGCTGATGATGCTGTTCCATTGATGTTTATACTATAAGTACCGGTTAGTCTACCACTCGGCACAGTACCAGAAGTTAAATTGGTAGCATTTAAATTATTTAAATCAGCAGCAGGAACATCCGCCCAAGTAAACTCGGTTCCTGTCCACTTTAAGAAACGATTAGCAACAGCAGGAGCATCAATGAATTGTGTTGCACTAGTGTTTGTTTGATATGGAATTTTATTAGTTGCACCACCAGTAATATTATTTGCTTTATTGGCAAATTCTTCCAAATTATGTAAACCATTTACACCATCTTCAAATTGCCACTTATCTAATGTTTCATTCCATTGGAATGTAGCAGGAGAGGCATTAGTTCCTCGATAAACTTGTATAGCAGCATTTTCACCTGGAGATGTATTTGGATTTAAATCCGAATTAAATACAAAATTGGAACCAAAATATCTAGCACTATCTCCGTCAAATTGAAGATTTGCAGTATTTAATCTACGGGTTATAGTAAGATCACCAGTAATCGTCTGTGTAGGAGCAACTTTCTGCACAGCATTATTAGCTGCTGCAAATGCAGAGTTAGCATATGCAGATCCAGAAGTAGCTTTATCTAAAGCTACAGCGTCTGAAGAATTATTAGCTTTAGCGAAAGCTCCATTAGCATATAATGATGCAGAACTTGAAGTATGTACAGCTGTAGCCGTAGAAATAGCAACGTCATTTAAATCAGTAGCAACTGTATTGGCTTTAGAGAAAGCCGCATTGGCATAAAGTGACGCGGAGTTTGCAACATGTGTTGGTGTATTTGCCCTTAAGAACGCACCATTTGCATAAAGTGCTGCAGAATTTGCTACATGCGATGGTGTGTTGGCTTGAATGAATGATGAATTTGCATGGGTGAAAGCTGAATTCGCATATGATGATCCACTATTAGCTGTATGATAAGCCGAATTGGCATAACTTCCAGCTATAACACCTCCCGCGGTAAATGCTAAATTTGCTTGAGCATAAGCTGAGTTAGCATAACTACCTGTTGTATTCTGTGCGGCAAATGCTGAGTTAGCGTACATACCCGAAGTCTGTGCAACAAAATGGGCTGTATTCACAGCTAAAGAAGTTGCAACATTTGAAGTACTTGTGCTGTTTATTGATGAACTTAAGAAACTATCATCCAAAATTCCATAGAGGGAAGAATATGTATTTCCTCTCGAAATAGTCCATCTATCATCAGCTTCATTCCATCTAATTAACGCATCATCACCTATAGGTCTTTCATTTCTAAATGTCGCTTCAGCGTTTGTTGGTGTTCTCTTATTTAAAATTATTTCACCAACTTCATACTCAATATCACCTAGAGCTGTCCAAGTTCCTTCAACAGTTAAATTACTAGTAATTAATGCAGTTCTTAAAGTAGTTTTACCATCAACAGTCAAAGATTCGTGCTGATCATTCGGTGCAAAAATTCTTGTTAAAGAACCAGTACTCATCCATAAGTTTGATGTGACATTTAAAATAGATGTATTAATTGTAGAAGAAACGATATTATTTGTTACAATACTATTTCCTGTAATTCTATTTGTGGAAGTTATATTCCATGTCGTTAAAGTATTAATCGAAGCTAAATTGATACTAGCAACATTTATAGTAGAACTATTTGAAGTAAGTGTTACTACATTACCAACCAACACCGTAGATGTATTTACAGTGGAATTATTTAAAATAGAATTGTTTGAAACTAATGAAACTACATTACCAGTCAATATCGTAGAAGTATTTACGGTAGAAATGTTTATTGTAGAATTGTTTGAAACTAGAGATACTACATTACCATCAATTATTGTTGCTACGTTAATTACAGCAACATTCGATTCTAAATTTACAATGTTCGCTGTTACATTGGCTATTAAATTTTTAGTTGTTAAAAAATTTGAAGTAGCGGCATTAGTTTTTAATATATGAGAATTTGTAGTAGTATTATCTAAAGTAATAATTCTAGCAAAAGACAAATCATCTAAAACATCAACTTTAGCATATAAAGCATATAGGTTTGCAGTGCTTACATTTGTTGAATATACTTGATCGGAATATAGCGTTTTAGTAAAAGAAGAACCTGTATTAATATAGGATACATTTCCAGATCCATTCAATCGTAATTTTCCTGTTGTTACAGTTAAATTATTTGCTATGGTTATGTCAGTATTTACAATAACATTACTGGTATAAACATTTTGAACAATTTGCAGGTCTCTACCCACGTAAACACTATTCGCCACGTTTAGAGATTGTCCTGGACCCCTAACTGATATTGTTCCACCAGCAATAATATTACCAGTTGCTGAAGATTGAATGCCTAAGAAAAGAGTATTACCAAGAGTCAAACTACTTTGAAATAAAACATTGTTAGCTACTTGTAACGGTGTTCCTTCAGCTGTTATACTTAATAGGGAGGTACCCGAGAGTAGTAATGTGCCTTGAGCTTTATCGTAGGTGTAGAATCCAAGATCATTTAAATCTGTAGCAGATTTATTAGTTTGAATTCTCCACTCATCGATAGTGTTAGTTCTGGCAATAATTGGTATTAGTGAAGTAGGCATCTCTAATTATTAATCCTTCTTTTGAATCAAAGTTTTTAACAACGATTTGATTTCGGTCATATCGTTAGATAATTCTTCTATTTTAGATTTTAAGTTATTTATCTCAGTGTCATTACTGCTCATTTTTTTACCCATTTTTTTTCTAGCTTCATTTTGTATGAGTATATTTTTATTTACAGCCAAAATGGCACCATTTTTCCTATCTTTTACGAATAAATCGCCTTCTACTTTTAAAAGATTTTCTTTCATATATTATCCTGCTGGCAAAGCAATTATTCTTAAATCTTTAACCCTCGGTATTACCGAAGGATCACGCGAAGTCATAACAATCTTTATTGCAAATGTTTTGAATGTGTCGTAAATAACTCCAGCATCAGAAGTGTAAGTCAATTCGTCACTTGTTAGAGAAGGTCGGTATTCATATTCTCTAAATTCAGTTTCATCTATTGCGCCACTAACACTAGGATTCAAACATTCAAATTTACCATAAGGTCTATCGGAAAAACTTATAATATCAGAACTAGATAAAATTTTATAGAAAACATGAATTTCTGTTCCAACAGGTTTATTGGCAGATAAGAATACCCTCAAATCACCAGCATCAAATCCGTCTGTCAAAATAATAGGTTTAGTAATATATCTCGCCAAACATGGTCCACCAGAACTATCAAATTCACTATTTAATACAATAGAGGCATTAGCTGTTACAGTTGAACTGTTTGATGTATGTGGATATGAAATATAAAAGTCATCAACATATCCTATACCAGATGAAGCGACATTCATTCGAACCACATTTCCATCTGTACTATTATTTACAACTATTTCAACATTTGCGCCTTCTCCTGTGGAAGAAATAACAGTAAGCACATTAGCATTTGAGTACTTTGCACCAGCTACAATAATATTAAAATCTTCAGGATTAATTTCACCATTATCAATAAAGTTTTCCCAAGTATTTACATATAAACTCTCTAAAGAAACTAAAGGAGTCACAGCATCGTTTGAAGTTGAAATTTCTAATCTTACTGTAAAATCATTTTTATCTAGTAACTCTTTTCTTCTATTACCTATAGAATAGAAGGTGTCATCTCCCATACTATAAATTGTAGACGGTGTTATATTTCTATAAATTGTTTCTTTCGATGAATTTACTGGTTTAGTAATAACTGAGTAAGAAATTGATATTGGAGAACTAGATTGTGTTGTAATAGACTTCTCCAACAATCTAAATCTATCAATATAAATTTTTGAATCTTGTTTCTCACTCTGTAATAAAAATGTTGCAGAACTTGTATTGAAAACACAACGATTCAATTCAAACATTAAATCTTCATTTAGATATGGAACATATTCCATAGCATTTTGTGATTTATACAAAGTGCCAACATAAGGGTTAACAGAAACAGTTTGATTAGTTAATGTTGTTTGTCCCTTTTCTGCTGTCCAAACAACATAATCTGGAGAATCAGTTAATATAACAACAGCATATAATCCTGGTTTTAAAAATACTGGTGAACTAAAAGTAAAAACATTTTTGGTAGCACTATCATTAATACTAGGTGTGTTTGAGACAATTATTTCACTAGGATATTTTTCAACTACAGATTCAGGATACCAATAATCAAAAGAAGGTGTACCATTTACTGTAGGTCTAATTTGCACTCTGACTGGAAGGTTTTCATCATCCTTAGCACTAAAGAATAAATTTACACTCTCCAAATACAATCCATGTGGGTAAGTTTGTTCATCCACAAAAAATGTTTGTGCTAATGGATCGACTCTCCAAGTGCTTGTTATTGTACTTGTAACTGTTGTCGATTGTAACAATGGTGAAGTAACAGTTCCTACAATTTGATTACTTATTCCAATATTGTATACGGTATCAACTAAAGAAGTTTTTGTTGTTGTTATACCTGATGATACAAAATTTTTATCGGCAAAAGAAATTGCATCTTTATCATAAGAGTTATTGAAAGACTCCGTTAATCTATAAACTCTTTCTCCACTTAAGAAAGTGGCTTGTGGTGGATAAAATATTCCACCAATTTGGCCAGCTTTATTTGAAACATTCGTTCCTATACTATAAGAAAATGTTTTTCCTACTTCGGAGGAAGGTATTGTTCCTGATACTGTAGCTACTTTAGTAGTAGTATTATAAGCAGTAATTGTGTAAGTGGAACCAATTCCAGTTGCAGGATTTACATCAGCGTCAGTAGTTTGAATTCTAACCAAACTTACTGTGTTGCCAGTAATGTCTACACTTGGAGCATCTGCAGCTAATGTAATTGTACTGGATGTTACCGATTTTGTATTTCCACAACGATGATCTAATACTGAACTAATAATTTTAGTTTCTTTCGAATCTAGACCATATACATATTTTCCACTCAATGACAAACTACTTTCATTTACTATAGAAACATTAGCTGATCCCACTTCAGAAACGGCACAAACACCTAAATGGTATATTCCAGTATCTAAAGCATAATTATCTATATGAGTTGATAATTCAGCATTTGTATTGGCAATTAAAACCATTTCTCCAGATTTAAATGGAGTATTCTGAGTTAAAGTAACTTTTGATGGAACGATAGTGTAGTTATCAACTAATGTGCCATCAAAATACGAATAAAATCTCGTTTTAGGTCTTAAAGAAGATCCTATAAAAACTATACCTCTAGGTTTTAAGAAAGGATTTATTGCTGTGTCTGTAATATAAGATCCTAAATCCTGTTTTGATGTTGACACACCAATCTGATCTGCACTTAATGTTGCTCCTGTTTTAACATAAACTTGATCAGTAGTGGTTTGTAAATTACCATTTGTATTTCTATTAATTTGTACTGTCTTATTTTCAACTGTGGTTTTTGTTTCAAACCAAGAAGAATCTGGAACTTTTGCAAAAGGACTATCTTTGTCACTTAGCCAAGTTGGATTCTGTTCAGCTACGTAATTTAATCTATCATCAACGAAATTAAAGGCATCTTCTAATCCTTGAACCGAGTTTAAAGTAACTTTAGCTGTAACACTAGTATCATGGTCACTCGTAAACTCTGGGAAAAGTTTTAACGTTCCATTAAAATTACCATAAAGAGCACTAGCAATAGGAATAGTTTTAGTTGCATATGGTTGATCGGCAAATTTTGTGGAAGTATAATTCATAATCAAAGATTTTTGAGTATTTGTACCCACAACCTTATAACTACCAGAAGAAGTACTTTCCGACCATAGGAGTTTAGTCGTACTCATTAAAGAAGCTGGCTTTAATTCTCCATCTTCTACTTTATTTCTATTATCAAAACCTACATCACCATAATTAGCTTGAACGCTAGTTGAAGTAAAATTGTCAACTAAAATTCCATATTTTGATCTTTCGAGTCCATTAGCATCTAATATTTTAGAATCATTAGCATTTTTTTCTAAAGAATTTAAAGAGACATAATATTCCAATCCTTTAATTCTATTTTCAAACGCACCAATGTCCCTCATGGTAAATCTACGATTATTTTGGAAATCTACACGAACATCTTTTACATTTTCTGTATACGGGGGTATATACAGGGTGTAAAGTAACATATCAGTTATATCATGTGGAGGAATCAAAGGTTTAACAGCAGATTGTCCCTCAATAATAGCCATCTCTTTTGATGGTTTTACAACTACTTTATCAACCCTACTTAAATAATTTTCAAAAGAAACTTCTGCAATTTCATCAGGATCCGGACAAACCGCTCCAGACAAAGTATTTTGAGCAATACCTCTAGTTGGTCTAAAATCAAAAGAAGCTCTTCCAGATAAAATTTTTCCAGTAGATTTATCGACAAACTTACTTATAGTTGCATATGTAATATCCGAAGTTTCGTTCAAATAAGAATCTACAGTAAATAATCCATCATTTTGAGGAGATGGTGCTGATCCATGACTCAAATAATTATACATAACATAAATTGAACTGCCAACAGGAGAACTAAATCCTCTTTTTAATTTGATTGTTGCGTGATCATAATGAGTTTTTCTTTGTCCGTTATCAAATTCATATCTATTAGTTACGTCATAAAGTGGATCAGTCAACATTGCTGTTGTAATGTTACCAGTAATTGTTCTCGAATCTATAATTTTTACAATTTCTAATACGTCAGGTACTTGTAAACTAACAGGAACTCCTGGAGTTTTTAATTTCTTAACTGTACCGGCATCTCCCGCTCCCGTTTCATTATCAAAATAAGTTACACCCAACTCTGGAAAAACATATCCTCCAGAAAAAGCAGTAGTTGTTCCAGTATTAAGTGAAGTTAAACCCGTTGTAGTATCAATCATATAAGCTACTTTTTCATGTTTACTTACAGATAATGGGTATAAAACTTTTGATCGTATAGCTCCAGTTGATCCATTTTCCGCATTATTCACTTTAGTTGTTACTATAAAATCTGCTCTAATACCACCAAAAAGTCCTGTGTTTGTAGGATCAAAATTGACTCTAATTTCAGTGCTACTTATAGCTGATACGGTATATTCATTATTAGCTAAACTTAAAACAGTATTTGGTGCTATACTTGGAATTCCTCCAGAAGTATCAGGTCGAATAAAACAAATTATATTATCTAAAATAACGCTGTCAGATAAAGTTCCTGGAGTACCAGCAAATGCAAAGGTGTCAGTGCCCTCCGGTGCTAAAGTAATAATTCCTGAACCACTTGATGTCTTATCGCTATAGACTTTTCTTGCAAAAAAATCAAAATTTGTTATTGTATCTTCCTTAATAGCGTCAAAAGGAACATCAAAAATTAATCCTTGTCTGTTAGGTTCAGTAATAAAAGCATACTTATTATCATCGTTAGTTTTAGAATCATCTGTTATATCAGCACCAAAAATTTTTGAACCACTTCTTTTTATTAATGATTCTGCAAATTTAAAATCCGAATCAATTGAAAATGCGTTTGAAGAAGGAACAAAAGGTAAAGCTGAAGATAACGTAATTGTTTTTGACGATCCACTCGATTCTTTAATTCTAACTGGTGCTAAATTTAATCCTGCTCCATCTTTAATACTAAAAAACATTCCCAAATAACTGTTTGCTGGAAGTTGTGCAAAAGATGAAGGTAAGACTATAACGGTATTAGTAGATCCAGAAGAAGCTACACTTCCTGTTATTGAAGAAGTATTTGCATCAAAAAGATTAACTGTAAACTGATGGGTTGTGCCTAGATCGGGATTAGAAGATTTGTTATATTTTATCATATTGGCACGAACTGTACCAATTTTTGAAGAATTATATTCTGTCGTAGAAGCAACACTAACACTGGCATGATTTGCACAATGTATATCCAAAAGTTCAAAGTTGGATATAACTAAGGTTCCATATACGTTTGCTACATGGACATAACTCGAATAATTTGTGGGTAAATCATAGTCATTAATACTAGCTGTGGCTCTTCCTCTAGACACTTGTAATTTTGTTGGAGCTATTGTTTGTACCTCATAACCGCCGACATATGCTTTACCTGGATCCAATGATGCTGTAAAATAATTAGGATCAACGTAATTATTATTTGATGTATCTACGTATTCTTCTTCTAGAGATATTACAAAAGGATCAACAGTATAATTACCAGATTCGTCAAATGTTCTTCTTGCTAAAGTCTTATCAATTTCATTGTAAATAGGATAATCAATTTCTTTTGTTTTTACCCCATCAACAATTCGGATAACTTCGAAAAAAGAAGATTCATCAGCAGAATCTAATGTTCTCTTACTCAATATGGTATTAATTTTAAACCTTGTTGCACCAGGTGCTTGATAATTGAACGAACCTTGTGCTGGGTCTAATAAAGAAACATCATCAATTTCATCAATAACCAATTCATCAAATTCAATACCTATTCTATAAGAAGGTTGTTTGTTAATTGTTTCTGTGTTTAAACCTAATCTATAATATGTTTCTAATACTAAAAATTGAGGACTAACTTTTACAAATTGTCCTTTAAAGTAATAAACACCTTCCTGTATACTAGCTACATAAGAACGTCCTGTAGCATTTGCATCTTCCAATTCAGCAAAAATATTTTGTCCATAGACTTTTAATTCATCGCCTTCTGCAAAAAAATCTCCACTTAAATATTTTACAATTAAAATAGGAAAAATTGTTGAATTATCTATAGCTATAACTTTGGCTCTAATTACTTTAGATGAATTATAAGAAACAATAGTTTTGTCCAAAAAGTTTTCCAAAACAATATCTTGACCACTATATTGACCCTTTAGAATTAGATAATAAGCTCTATCATCTAGGGAAATTTTACCTCCAGTTATTGGACTTCCATTTTTAAATATGTGATTACCAAACTTTTCAATTTGATTGGACAAGATTGTTTGTAATTGAGTAAGTTCTCTCGCCTGCAAGGAATATCCTGGGCGAAAAAGAACTCGCATAAAATTTTTATCTTCATCAAAATCGTCATTATATGGATCGTAATTAAAAAGCTTAGTCATTTATTCCTCTTTTAGAAACTTAAAATAAATCTAATTCTATCTGTTTGGTCTGGATCTCTAGTTACAGGAACTTTATTTGAAACAAATAATATTTTTCCTGAATATAATTCTAAAGATGGGTTTGTTACATTAATTCCTATTCGTATTGAACCACTACTCAATCCTTTTACTGGTTGATTGGGTGTAAAAGTTCCTTTTAAATTATTAAGGTACATAACATTAGTACCCTCATCAAATGAAATGACTTCAGCACTAAATGTGGAATTTTCTAAAGTGTCACCTTGTATAATAACTTCATCGTTATTATAATCTCCAACACCAGGCGACACTAAAACTTTACTATAAAGTGTATATGTATCAGCTGAAGCCAATGTCTCAGTATTATTAATATAAGGATTGTATACTAAGGAAACTTCTCTAAATTCATTTTCTGATGGAAAAATTCCACCAACACTACCATCAAAATCGACATTAAACATTACAGTATTTGCATAAAGTTCTTCAACCGGATCATAACCATGTCCATTTTGCGGAGATAAAACTACATTAGCTGAAGCACCAGTTCCTATGCCACCCGCAACATCAGTAAATATTAAGTTAGCTGTGGTATAATCTTTTCCTCTATTTTGAATAACGATATTTACTACATTTCCACCAACAACATTTGCTTTTAAAACGGCATCGGTTCCATCACCAACAATAGTAATTATACTTTGTGTTGGACCATCAACATAATTGTTTCCAGCATTTCCTATTCTAACGATATCAATACTTCTATTAATTGCAGTTGCTCTAACAAATCTATTATAAGCAACCGGCATCCAATCTTGATTTAAAAATTTTTGTTTTTGATCAGAACTTATAGTGTACAAATACTTCCATTTATATCCGTCAGAAGTTATAAAAAATGGTTCTTCTAAAGAAGTCGCAGATAAAAATAATTCAGGTTCATCCGTAGATGCAATACTATTATTATTATCTAAACATTTGAAAACTTGATTTTTAGAATTTAAAACATAAAATGGTGTTCCAATAGGACAAACTGTACAACCATATCTAGAATACACCGTTCCGGATTGCCAATTATACCTCGGAACCACGAAAGAAACATTGTCTAATTGAATTACCTTCGCTACAATACCCCTATTGTAATATTCAATCAAATCTCTGGTGGATTGTCCGGGAGAAACAGGAGGAGTGTCACCTTGATTCCAAGGCGTTTGTTTGCCAATAGTCGCAAAAAGATAAGACCTTCGATTTAAGGGCAAGTACGTATTCGCACCAACATCCAATAAATTTATGAATTGTTGTGCGAGTAAAGTAGAAAAGGTGTTCGTTATTATTGATGACATAGACTTATTTATCTCACTTTTTGTACAATTATTGAAACAAAGTTGTTTGTTGTTATTGGATTAGTGTCAACTAAAATGGTGTTGGCATTCACAAAAGAGACATTTTTCGTTTCATCAAACACCACCCTAATTGTCAAATCGGTGCTAGAAATGCCAAATTCTGTTTGAGCAAAAATAGTATTTGCATTAAATATACTTTTTACGACTACTGTATTTCCAGAGGAAAGATAGAGCGTTTGGCCATCAACCACATCATGAATAAAATTAGTTCCGTTACCAGTTATTACATTTGAGCTGGATGAAATATTTGCTGTACCATTTATGGTTTTTTCTAAATTTTTTAAAATAATTAAATTGCCAACAGAAACTTCAGATTGCACGTTTGGAGTTATTGACGTTGACACTATACTATTAGAAATATTACTTATATTAAATGTATTTGAATGATAATCTTGCGTTAAATAGATTATTTGTACATTTTGATCAGAAGCATTTTTTGAATTCGTATCAATTTTAGTTACAAAAGTTTTTGTTCCTAATGGATGTACAGTTTCTTGCAATGTTTTCTTAAATTTATAATAATCATTTTCTGTATTAATTATATACGAGAAGTTATGATATTTTTTATCATCTTGAAATTTTTGATCCGAACTTGGTTGACCATCGGTATTCAAGTAAATTCCAGGATATCGAATCAATCCATTTTCAAATTTGGCTGTTGCCTTAGCCTTACCATCGCCGTAGAACAACGAGGTCACAACATTTCCTGTGGTTAAATTATCATCAGATTTTATAGATAGACTAGAATCAAAAGTTCCTGTATAATTATAAACTCTTAATGAATTATTTGATGTTGAATATTTGTCCACATAAGCAGACCAACTATAATTTGTATTCGATGCTCCTTGATAAACAAATGTATTCGCTACATAAATTTGACCTTCGGTAACATCAGTTAATGATATGTCAGCATTTCTCAAAGAAATAATTGGAGCAGAAACATAATCATAACCGTAACTTATAACTCTTATACTTGATATTGCACCAATTCTAGTTGTAGAAATTTCTTTATTTAATCCTTCACCTAATATTTCGGATACTTTTAATACTGCATTTTGTCCTCCACCGGGAGAATTAACTGTTACGGTTGGAAGGTCAATCATAGTATAACTTTCACCACCTCTAATATAATCGGATGTTTCATTGAAAGTTATTGTTTTAATTCCATTATTTCCGGCATGTACAGAACTAACATTCGCATTAGCTCCATATCCTCTACCAGTACTACTAAAAACTAAAAAATCCCCAACAGAATAACCATTTCCACCATTGACTATTTGAATTCTACCTAAAGATCCAACTTCGGTTAATTTCCTTCTATTTAATTTATATACTGAAAGATTGTTTATATTATTTTCAAATTCATCAAAAAAAGTTATTGTGTTTGAACTTACGTTGGCTACAATTTTTATTTCTTCATATCTATTTCTTAAAAATAATTTTACTGTTTCTCCAACTTCAAAAGAGTTGGTTAAATCTTGAGACTCATCTCTCAAAACTCTAGTGCCCTTTACGGCAGTAGTTGAATTTATAATTAATGTATCATCAAGTTCTTCCATATACAAACTATAAATGTCCAAATCGGGTTGAGTTTTATACCCTCCACCAGAAGATTCTACGGTAATAAAAGATATGGGAAAAACATTCAGTGTTTGTTTCGTAGTCAATTCATTTATCGTTTTATTGTCATTTACATTATCAATTCCGTCAATAGTTGAAGAATAGAAAGATTCTATTGTTATATTACTTACGTTTATTGTTCTATATACTTTTTCATCCAACAGTAATATTTTAGCCTTAGCTTCAGAACCTAATAATATATCTTTAAATCCTCCAGTAAAATCAAGAATTGAGGAATTTTGATATAATGCGGGATCCCTAAATCCAAAACCTCCATTAGTAACAACAACATCGTCAACTGAACCCTGTAATACATTTCCAACTGTAGCTATAGCACCAATAGGGTTACCAGAACTTGGATTCAATCCACCTATAATTGTAACTGGATCTCCTTCATATCTTAATTCTGTATCATATCCATTGTAATATAATCCTCTATTTTTAGGATCAATTTTAATTTCAGATAAAGAACCAATTAATTTTGCGGTAACAAAATCTTCATTTCCATTGGTTCTTACTATAGTTGTGCTTACATTTTCTCCAGTTAAAAATAATTTATTAATATTGGAAATGTATAATTCTACATATTCTATTCCTAACTGTCGGTCAACCGATTTTATAACTTTTTCAACGATAGCTGTTGCTTTTGAATTTGTTCCGGTAATTTTACATTTTTCAATATCAAAAATATTGGTATCACCAGTCTCAACTCTTAACGATAAAGGTAATACCCATTTTCCGTCAGAAACTTTTAATATTTGTTCTTTTGGAAAATAAATTTCAATATCTTCATTATATAATATTCTAAATAAAAACTTTACTGATTCTGGTGTTCCTTTTGACCTATAAAATTCTCCTACATTTTTTATAAAAGTTCTTTTATCTAAAAGAATTTCTTTTGGAAAATATGGTAAAACTTCTTTTGCTATTTCATTTAAATAGTAATCATCGACCAAATCTAAATCTTTAGACTGTTCTAAAGTTTTGACTTCGTATAATGCATTATTACTACTTTCTAACCATTTATAGTATTTTTCTAAAAAAATGACAAACTTGGGGTTATCAGACCTAATAAAATCAGGTAGTTGACTTGAAACTAAATTGGAAACAATTAATTCTGACATTTTTTTATTTTATGATTTTTAGTTCAACAACAACACTGGTTGGATCCGTTTGATCGAAAGCTAACATTTTATTTTTAATTGATTGTAAAACTGTAGATTTTGGTCTAACATTTATAGAAAGTTCATCAAAATCATTATCTACAGAAAGTGGAGCAAAATTTTCTATTGTTATAGTGCCTAAAACGTAATCTATAACACCAGTAATACCTTCATTTTTTTCGGCATTTAAAATAACCTTTGTACTTCTACTTGTAAGCTCATCTGGTTTAAAATAGGCGATTCTAATTTTACCAAACCTATTTTCTAAAATAGACTCAGCAGTAGCATTTGTTCCTCCACCACCAATAATTCTTATTGCAGCTGTTGTATAACCAATACCAGGATTTATAACTTTTACTGAACTTAGTTTTCCGTTTACGATAATGGCGGCCGCTTTGGCTCCTCGACCATCTCCAATAATTTCTATGGTTGGTGTTGACGTATATCCTGAACCTGGTGTTATAACTGATATCGATTCGACTCCTGTAAATGAAGATGGAACTTCTTCAATAAAGCAGGATCTTTCTATTAAATTTTCGTCAAGTATATTAAAATTTGGTGAAGAATAAAAATTATCGAGTGTTGTGCCTCTAGACAATTCAACACCAAAATCTAAAGTATAAGTATTAGTTTGTGTTAAAACAGGTCTAAATCTCTTAGACAAAAATATTTCCAATTCGTTTGATTGTACAGAAATATCAGAATTATCAACATTAGTTCTTAATTTTGATGAACTAAAAATTGAATTAAATTTATTTAAATTTAAATTTGAAAATGAAGTTATCGCATTTGTAACTTTTGATTGTAGAGTTGATGTATTTAAATCAGTTTTCGTTGGGTCATAATAAACGGTAGAAATTAACTTAATGTAATTATAATCAACATCAACAAATTCTGGAGTAACTGTTAAAACACTTATGGGTTTAACTATCTCATTTATAAAATAATTTTTTTCGGTATCAGAAACTTCAAATCCCAATTTAGGTTTAGCAGAAATAAAAATTTTACCATAAACGGGAGGAATATTTTCTTCTCCACCCCAAACATTAACCGCATCAAACTGTGGATATTTTTGTTGAATTAGTTTAATATAATCATTTTTTGTTACAGCTCTATTTTGAGAGGTAAACTGTAATGGAGCTGCAAACTTAATTTGATCGACAGATTCCTTTGCTGCGCCGCCAGAAGAAGCGGCAACTGGGGTCACACTAAAAGTAGTAAAAGATGAGACTGGTGTCGTGGCAACAAAAGTATTGGCTTTATTAGCAACAGATCCGTTCGTAGAAAGATAGGTTACATTTACTACACCAGCGTCAGGTATTTTTTTACCGATTACATCATCACCAAAATAAATCTGATATTGATTGTTTAGTCCCTCTTGTAAAAAATAAACAGTAGAGTTAGCAGTAAGATTTATTACATCTGTGGCTAAACTATAAACAACCGAATCTGTATTAGATGAAGATTGTTGTACAGTAACTTTTAATGTTGATGTATCAATATTCGAATCTGGTATAGAAAATATTTGCTTTGGATTTGAAGCTTCAGAATGGTTGAAAGAATATCTATTCAAAGATCCTTCGTATATTTTTAAATTATTGAATACGAAATTTGTCCCAGTTTTTGTTACGGTAGTATCTTCTAATGTAACAAAATTATATACTTTATTATCAATCAATGAAGATAAGAAAATATATCCTCTTGGTAAAGTTAAACTACCTGGTGTAGAGTTTAAACTATTGATAGTAAAGTTAATTGTAGCTCTTGCAGCTGTTGCTGATCTTGGAACATATCCAAATTTTTTGGCATGAGAAATAACCGAGTTTCTTAAAAGAGCCGTATCTAAGAAGGATTCATTTGCAATCATGTTTAGATAATAAGCGTTATAATGTGTATTATAAGCCAGTATATCTAAAAGTACACTTAATCCAGAACCGTCAAAATCATAGTCGGTAAATTCATTTTGACTTTTTAAAAAACTTTTTAAATTTGTTTTGATTTGATCAAAATCAAGTTCTGTTACTCTTAAACGATCTGTCATTTATCTTACTCGATCTAGAAAAAATGTTATTGTTATTGGTTCAGTTCTGTTTATAATGGTAAATTCCATATCTATCGTAAAACCATTGTTGTCATAATCTGGTAAAGCACGTATTCTATAAACAGAGGCTCTTGGTTCAAAATTTCGTATTGTCTGAGAAATTTCTCTTTCCAATGCTGCGGCAGTCACAAAATCTAGTTGTTCGAATAAAAGTTTTGAGACATTAGATCCTATTTCTGGTTGAAAAGGACGTTCATAATGATTTGTTAAAATCAAGTTTTTTACAGAATTAATCACAGCCATTTCTGCTGTGTGTTTATTAACGTCTTTTTTTATTGGGTGAACATTGAAAAGGAGGTCTAAGTCCTTATAAGTTCTCGCAACATTGGTAGTAATTGTGGCCATCTATTATTTATTCAACTCCTAAAGAGGTTTTGAGTTTTGCGGTTCCTATTTTATTGGTAATTAGATTTTTTTCAGTACTTCCCGAGTTTTGCATTCCGTTTAGTATCTGAAAATCTTTTAAAATTTGTTGGGAAGCGTAAAAATAATTCTCATCTTCGGTTCTTCTGGTGTAAAGTAATGTATTTGCGGTGTTTATTATTACATTCATTGCATTTACTTGAGATGTTGTCAGTGAAGAAGGCACGGTTTGTAGTGAGTTTTTAGTATTTCCTATACTCCAATTATTAGCCGCCAATTCTTCTTCAATATACAAACTAGTAAACTGGTTTAAAATAGGAGTAGAATTTCTAACATTATCTGTTGTTCCCAATATAGTTAATATCATTCCTCCAGATCCGACACAATCTTGATAATTTGGTTTTATAACTCCTGTAGATGAATCAAAATAACTCTCTGAAACACCAGATATTCTATTTGTATGTTGTAAAAATAAATTTAATTGAGTTACTAAATTATTTGATGAATTAGCTAAATTTTTTATCGCAGCATTAGAACTAGGATAGTTTGTATCTGGACTAGTAGTACATAATGTTATAATTGAATTTAAATTAGAAGATATACTAGAAACATAAGATGCAACAGGATTTTGAAAATAATCAGAACGTGTCACCGCACCATTGGCCAAATCACTAGCCGCCCATGAACTTATTTTTATAGGACTTGTGTTTAAAAAAGCTTTAGCTCTGTCACTCAAATTAATATCATCACCAAATTTAGATGAATCGAAAGTAGTTGTTAATCTATCTAAAACATTTGCCATTATAAAGCTCCTATGCTAGGAATTCCAGTAACTCCTCCAGAATCTCCTGGATGAAAATGATATGTATACGCATGTCTGAATATCTGTATTGGTCCAATAATATCATTCAATACTGGCGCCGTAACTGAGGATAATGATGAAATGGGACCAGCAGAATAAATTCCTGGTGCAACAGCACCAGCATCTGGAAGGCCAACTAAAACTCCTGTGGGAGTTACCAATCCTAAAGCACCAAAAACTTTTTTACTCGCTATTATGTTTTCAGAACAAGCAATAGGTCCTGTGGAAGATATTCCTCCGTTTACAGTTAAATCACCTTCGACATGAACAGAAAAAGGAGCATTTAAATTAATTTGTCCTTCTATTCCTCCAGCAGTTATGTTTACATCGGTTTCTGAAGTTAAATTTACCTCACCGGTGACAACAGCGTCCATCTGACCTTCAATGTTTTGATAAACATTACCTTCAATGTTTTGATAAACATCTCCCTTAACATTTAATTTAGAATCACCTTCTATAGTCACAGAGCAATAACCTTTTATCAAAACATGATTGTTCTTAACAACTATTTCATAATTATCACCAATAATTTTATGAATTTCTGTTCCATCGGATTGTATCTCAGTATAATTTCCTATTCTATGTTGTATTCTCATTCTTTCATATTGTGGTGTGTCATCCATTTCCACAAAATGACCAGAATCGGAATAAAATCCTTTTACATGAGGATAAACTGAATTATTTGCTTGAGAATCGGGTTCATACCAAGTACTATCACCTTCGGGTTTTTTAACTTCTGTATCTGCCATCATTATACCTTTTCAAATGTTGCTTCTATCGCTTTAATTTCTGTATATACTATTGTTGTAATTTCTACTGTTTCTTTTGCTGTTTGGAATGTTTTTTGTGTTTCAGATATTAATTCTGTTACTTCAGAAAAAGATACATTTTCACCACCGGCACCACTTAAAGATATTGATTCGGAAAAAGCATCAGTCAATGAATTAAAAAAATGAGTTAAACAGTCTTGCAACAGAACCAATAATCTTGCGGGTAAACTTAATATCCAGTTTATTAGTTGTCTTATCTGTGCGGTAATTTTTGCAATCTCTAGTACTATTTCATTTATTACTTTTAAAAATTTCTGAATACTTTTGAGTGTAGCCGTTAAAAGTTTAACCGTTTGTTTAATCCACTGAGCTGTGGCAGAATTTCCATCAATTGCAAAAAGAGCAAGTATCTTATCTCTCAACCATTTAACTGCTGTTATAACTTCTTGTCTTTTTGTGAGAATTTTTAATCTAGTTTCATAGGAAATATCACAATTCCAAGTTTTATCATTATTTGATTTTTCTATAGCTACACTATCCGAAGGATCTATAATTGTACTCAGTTGACCAGATTTTGAACCATTAAGATTTGTTGATTGTAAATAAGATTCTTCACTTATTCTACCTTTCGAATCTATTGGTATTAATTTTTTTCTGTCTGGTATAGAAGGTCCAGGTTGTAATGCGTAACCGGGTAAATAAAAAGTATATCCTGTCCAGTTACCTATTAATTCTTCTTGTGTATTATAAACTTTACCAGAAGTTTCATCATATCGGCCTACTCTTGCATCCAATGATCTTGCCTGTTCTATGGAAAGTAAAGCATTCGGCGCATTAGAAGCTTGAGAATTTAGTTCTGCAATTTGTTTATCTATTTCTTGTATTTTAAGACTTTGTTTGTTTATTTCTTCTTGAATTCCTTGTTTTTGCGTATTTACTCTATTTAAATTTGATGTAGAGTTCTTATAAAGATTTGCCAGGTTTGTCTCAGCATCTAATATATTTCTTTCTAG